GGTTACAGTTACTCAAAGGGAATCAGGTAAAAAACTTACACTTGATATCATTCAGAATGCTGCTAGTGTAAGTTATAATTACTACTTTTATTGGAAGGGTACTAGTGCAAGTGGATCCATTTACCATGCTGCTTCAGGGGATACTTTCTCTAAGCCTTTTATATCCTATAAGAATAAAGTAATTAATGGTTCCGAAACTTCAGATACTTATGATGTAGGTGTAGATTTGTCTGGTACTCCCTCTTGGTCTTCCGTTACAGTTAGGGGTAAGACTGTATCAAGTAAAGCTTCAGAGAATACCCAAGAATCATCAAGATCTGCTACGGTTACAGTTACTCAAAGGGAATCAGGTAAAAAACTTACACTTGATATCATTCAGGATGCTGCAACAATTACTTATGTGTACGTATTTAAGTTGGTGGAATAAAAATACAACACCATTCTGTATTTAATGTATAATTAACCTAAGTATTAATCTTTAAAACCTTACAATTATGGGGGTAGAAGTAAAAGGTGCCGGCGATTACAACGCCATCGCGGAAAGAGGTTGTAACGATGGTTGCGGATGTAGAGATCCTTCAGGATGGGGCTCTGGTTGGGGAGCCGTGGGTGGTGCATTGGTAGGTGGTGGTTTTGGTGCTGCCGCAGTTTCTGTATGGGACAAAATCAATGACACCAAGGCTGACATCTAGAAAGTAGAATCTACTGTTCAGGAAGCAAAAGCAGGTATCTACAAGGATATCTCTGATGCTGCCCGTGGGGTAACCCAAGAAATCGGTGGAGTAGCAAAAGATGTTGCTGGTGTTGGTAAAGAAATTCTTAACAACCGTTTCGCAACAGAAAGAGGTCTCTGCGATTTGGGCTACAAAACGAATTCGGATATCCGTGATTCCCGTGACCAGATGGGAGCAGGATTCAATCGTGTTATGGACCGCCTCTGCAATATGGAGCATTATCAACAGAATTGCTGCTGCGAAACTAAAGGCTTGATTAAAGAAGTAAAATCAGACTTGGCTCTTCAGCTGGAACGTTGCTGCTGTGACATCAAGAATGGACAACAGGAAATCAAATGTCTCATTGAGAACACTGCAAAGGACCAGGAGATTGCCAGTTTGAACCGAGTGGTAGATGCCCAGAGAGACCAGAACATTATCAACCAAGTGGTTGCAGCTCTGAAGACTACTGGAGGTACTACAACGGCATAACTAATTGTCATACCAGGATGATTAGAAAGGAGTACATCTATCAGGGGTGTACTCCTTTTTTCGTTTTAACCACTTGAACTAAGGAATTATGGAAAAAGAACAACTCACCGAATTTAAGATACAGTTAGCTCTACCGGCTCCCACTATAGAGATTGCACAAGAAGTAGCAAACAAAGCTCAGGTACTCATTAATCAATTTGGATACTATCAATTCTTAAACCTGGTAGACTTCATGCAAAAGAATCCGGGTGCAGTTTCATTTGGTTTAAATTTAATAAATAGAAAATGATTATGGACGAAAGAACATTGATTTTCCAAAAGTTACAAAAGGGTGAAGTAATCTTTACCTTAGAGAAAGACAGGAGGTCTGGTTATCCCATTTTCGATACCGCAAAGATTGTGAAGGTAGGCGAGAGTAAACCCATGGCATCCGGTACTAAAGATGGCTTTGTTAACAGTATCGAATTAGTGATCCAAGATTCTGTATCACAGCTTACAATATACCTACCTTCACAATCTGATGAGGGTATTTATAATGGGGTATATTATACTACCGATATAGTGAATATAATTAATGAGGTTACTATACAAAAACAAAATGCCTTAAATATACTTAACAATCGACCAAAGTTTGAGGCAGTTGTTTCTGAATGTGATAATATTCTCAATTCAATTAATCAATCCCAATCTGCTCCAAGTAGACCTGCTCCGGAGTTTGATGAATTTCGGCAATATATCGATCAACGGATAACCACGCAAGAAACTCTTTTACAAAGGATTGCTCAGGAGTTGGGATTAGATAAACCCAAATAATAAATAAGAATTATGCCAAGTAAATCGGTTAATATTACACTATCGACTCCAGTTGGCTCTCTAGAAATATACGTAGACAAACGAGAACAAGCTCGTGCAGAAAGATTGATTGCCAAAACTCCAAGTATCTTAACCAAAGGTTATGCGAAGGGTACAGAAAAGTTTGGTAATCAACTTCTTCGTATAGTAAGACGAAGTTTGAATACGGGTGTTCCACCAAGAGGTTCAGGAGTATCATGGCCACCCCATGCTCCAGGAACCATTAAAAAATATGGGGATCACACTATGTTACACCTTACTGGTCAGTATGCTAGATCAGTTACTTTAGTAAAGGGTAAAAAACGGACTTTTGTTGGATTACCAATTGGAATCAAGAAGATTACTTATACTGGTAAGACTTCTAGAAAAACCTTGAACCAGATAGCTATCATGTTAGAATATGGTAGCAGGGATGGTAATTTACCACCTCGTCCTCTATGGGGTCCTGCTTATAAAGCTGCTGGTGGAAAAGCAGCTTTACAAAAGGAGATACGTAATGCGGTTAGAAATGAATTAAGGAAAGTAAAATAATATGTCGGATTTCGAAATATCTTCTTTATCAGGGACTGGTTCTGCTACTATTAGAGTGAAGCCTAAAGCAGCTAATGAATCAGAATCTAATAAAGAACAAGTAATAAAAGTGATAGTTCAGGGAGTAGAAAGGGAAGTTACTTTTACACAAAAGGGAAAACCCCAAGTAGTAGAAACTTGGAAGCCCTTCCTTACTATTTCACCTGACAGTGATAGTTATACTTTTGATGGTACCAAAATGCTTGAGATTTGGGAAGTATTAGTTTATAGTTATGAACAAAAATATATTGATGGTGAACCTCAAGAAGAATATAGAGCCTTAGATTGGACTGTTGAAAATTCCTTGGATTGGTTAAATATAACCAAAGAAATTGGGGAGGGTAATAATGCTGGAAAATTAACAGTTAAGACGTTCTCTTATAACAACGAGTATGAGGCAAGCACTTATAATCCAAAGGAAAGAAGCTGTGTTATACGAATAGTATCTCAGGCTGGTACGAAAGATATAACTATAAAACAATCTCCTGGTAAAAGAACTACTGAGTATGGTTTTGGATCAACTCCTAATATACCATTCCCCGGTGTTGGACAAGGCAGTAGTACTGCTCCTATTAGGGGTGTAAAGGGATACCAATACTACCATATCAATGGTTATGAAGTTGCTAAGTTTATAAAACAATTTAAGATAACAGACATTAGTAAAACCATAGAAGGTACTCTTCCTGCTCCTGGGGCAGACCCCATTCCCTATAAAGTATGGCTTACTGATTACCCATCTAATATAAGTACTACTTGGGTTAGTGAATTAAATTGTACTGGCCATCTTGAAACCAATAAATCCTCGATTGGGGGTGTAATTGTAATTTATAACGGGATTATAAATGATACTGGTAGCCATGAAGTTCAACTAAAAATTATATTAGGAAATAATTAATGGTAAATTCAGAAGAGATAGTAGAGAGAACTTTTTATATCTCTTTACTAAGTACAATGTTAGAAATGGGTCTAACTTTGAATCCAGAAGACTTCTTACCTTTGTCTCAAGAAAACGAAAAAAGATTTCAAGAGGCAATTAAGAATATGAAGAAGTTTATACCCCTATTTGGTATCGGGAATAATCAAGTGAAAGGCCCTAAAACTCTCCCAAGAATAACCCTAGAATTACAGGGTTATTATGCTGGGGATATTGGTGTGAACAAATACATTATTGGTGATAGACTTGAAGACGGTAATTACCAAGCTTCAGAGTTTCCTTATGAAACCAAAGATATTACCATAGATGTACATCTAGTTTCTCAAACTCAAGCAGATATGAGATTACTACATACAATCTTATATACTAGCTTACCTGCTAGAGGATACATAAAACCTTATTTCAATGATTTAGAGGAATGGGACAAGGGCAGGCTTGCATCAACCGGAAACCTATTCATTGAAATTGGTAATTATTATGATCATCCAGATGTAGAACATGGAATACTTGAAAAGGTATATACTTACATATGTAAAGATGGTATTCTTCCAGAAAAACCCCTGGAAGAAGGTATACTTACACCTATCCAGGATATATCAGTTCTCATTGGTTTGTTAGAACAAAACGAAAATGAAATGTTAGAGTTAAAAGTACCTAAGGTATAGGTACAATACTCTAGGGTATAAATTAAACGAGTAATTAACTTTAATCACAATAGAATTATGCCAACTTCACCTCATGTTGATTTTAAGTTTAAGAACAACAATGTTCTTCAAACTACTCCCATGTTAGGAGTTTCTTGTGTATTGGCTAGAACTACTAAGGGCCCTTATGATGACCCATCAGAAATCATCTCTACATTCTCTCAGTTCCAAAGAATCTATGGTTCTGAAATTGTACCCGATGGTTCTGTATCAAATATCGAAAAGGCTTTGCAAGGTGGTTCTAAGCTTCGTGTTATTCGAGTGCTTGGTAAGGGAGCTACTCAAGGTACAGTAGCTGCAACTGCGGGTAAAGCTAAAACAGTTGCTAAATCCGAAGAGGAAGGTATAGCACCTGCTTCTGCTACTCCCGACCCTGCTACTCCTGCAGCATTGATAACCATTGCTTCTGGGGGAACTACTTATAGTTTGGGATTGGTAACCAAAGGTTATGGAGACCCAATCGGTAGTACTGATACCTTCCAGGTAGGTTTCTATAAACAATCCAATACCTTGTATTATAGAATCTATTCAGGCAATGGCCAGGTACTTGAACAAGGTCCGGTAGTAACTTATAAAACTGCCGATGATAACAATAATACTTCGGTAGATTACCTTGCTCTTAGTGCCTTTGCTAAGAACTCAGAGTATATCAAACCGGTAGTAGTTGCTGGTTCATCTTTTGAGAACTTAATCAAATGGCTTACCGATAGTGTAGATGGTACAAAAAATGCCGTTACTGTAACAGTTGGGGGAGCAGCTCCTTCAGATACCGAGAAACTATTTACCGGTACCGTAGGTAGTGCTGGTTCTAACCCTACTGCTGATGAATGGATCGCTTCATTGGATTTAGTAAGGGACTACACTGACTTTTACCAATTATTCATTTCCCATATCTCTCAACACCTTACTACTGATGCTGACGTACTCAAGGTATATAAGGCTGCTGCAGATATGGCAAAAGAATTGATGGAATGGGTACTGTACATAGAAGTCCCAAAACACTTAACCCATTACACCCAGGGTACTCAACCAAGAGACTATAAAGCTCAGGTTACTTGGGTACAGACTTGTCTTGGTACCGTGGGTAATTCCAAGTATATTGCTTACTTTGGAGGTGGCCTTAAGTACTACAATGAGAACGGCAATCTTCAAGATTCTGATGTAGTAGGTACCATTGCAGGTTTGGGGGATGCTTCTGCTACTCAATATGGTCCTTGGAAATCCTTTGCTGGTATGAACCGAGGAGTTATTGGAGATGCAGTTGGGCCCGTATGTCCAAATTATGGTTCTCCTTCTCGATATAATGAACTGAACACACTTGCTCAGAATTATATCAATGAGATGGTAATCAAAGATACTCCCGATGCCGGTAAACAAACCCTGCTATGGCATTGCTTCTCTTCTCAGGTAAAACAGGATTCAGAAAGATTCCTTTCAATCGTAAGATTGAATTTGTATTTGAAGAAGTTCCTTCGTCCAGTACTTAACAAGTATTTGGAAGAACCAAACGTTTGGGGAACTTGGAAAAGGATTTGGTTGGAAGTTAAACCTACATTAGATTCTTTGGTAGATGAAGATGCCATGACAGAATATACTTGGATGGGTGACCAGGATGCAACTTCTTGGGATGATCTTTCCGTAAATAACGAAGCAGATGCCCGTCAAGGTAAATATCGTGCTATCCTTAAGTATAAAGACGTAGTTCCTATGCAAGAGGTAACTATGGAGATTGTAATTGATGCTGCTTCTAAGTCGGTATCAGTTGTAGAAACAAGTAATAACCTATAAACATATAACGATGGGAGCAAAAGTAAAAAATCCCCGGAAGAAATTCCTGTGGAGTATCGTGTTCCCCAAACACCCTATCAATACTTATCTATTCCAAAGTTGTACTTTGCCTGATATTGAGATTGACCAGGTGGCTCATGGGGATGTCAATAGAGATGTTAAAACTGCTGGTAGGGTTACTATAGGTAATCTTATCGTAGAGAAACTTATGACTACTGCAGGTTCAGATACCTGGCTTCATGACTGGCTCTATTCTTGCCAAGACCATATAGTTGGTGGTGGCTTAGTACCAAGCCAATATTGGGAAACGGCTATTGTAAACGAACTTGCCGAAGATGGAGTTTCGGTTCTTAATACCCACGTCTTCGAAGAGGTATGGCCATGTAAGATTACCGGCTTAGACTTGGACAGAATGGCTTCAGAGAATACCATAGAGTCCATAGAGTTCTCGGTGGGTACTGCAGACAAATACTAATTCCTTAGTCTATTTTCACTAAGATTCGGTGGAGGGGTGGGATTCCTGTGATAGGAGCTCACCCCTTTCTTGTTGTTATACGGAGTACTATGAACATTTGTAAACATTAAATATATCAAAATTATGGAATTTAGAACATTTAGATTTACCGGACCCTCTGGTTTCGAATATGAAATTAGAGAACAGAATGGAGCTGATGAAGACATTCTCAGTAACCTTTCAGACATGAAAACTTTAATGAACCTTACCAAGTTCATTGCAGCAATCGTAATTAGAACTAATGCCACTCCTAACGGTAAGCTAACCGTTGATGATGCTCTCAATCTACCAGTCAATGACCGCTATGCAATTATTTTCAATTCTCGTATATTCTCCCTGGGAGAGGAAGTAGAATTTGAATATGACTGGGGTAAAGAGAACGGTGGTAAAGTTACTTATGGCCAAGACCTTCATGAGTTCCTTTTCGATTATTCAGAAGTACCCACTGATAATAGGGTATTTGATGAAAAACCAGATGCCATCCCTTATTATCCAAAGGGTATTCAATTAACCGGTCATGAATACCTTCTTTCATCGGGCAAGAAAATCAAATTTGATTGTATGACTGGTAAGGGAGAACAAGAGTTCATGAAGTTACCCTTGGATAAACAAACTAAGAATGCCCCCTTACTTTGTCGGAATCTTTACTTAGAAGTAGACGGTAATTGGGAGAAGGTAGAAAACTTTACTCCTTTTACTGCAAAGGATATGGCTGAGATGAGAAAGTATATAATCTCTATTGACCCTATCTTTAAGGGAGAGTCCCATATTACTAATCCCTTAACTGGAGAAGAAAGAACTTATCCTATAGTTTGGGCACCCAATTTTTTCTACCTGACGGAAGAGTAATGTTAGAGAGTGATTTTGTTTATATCACCAGAGCCGAGATAGCCTTAGACTATTTCGGCTTTTTACGTCTTCCGTATAGAATCAGGAAAATATTTAAGGAAATGGCCGAACAATATTATAAACAATTAAAGAAAAGAAAATAAATTATGAATACCAGTAGGAGTATAGTAGAGGTCGGTGTTGCCATGGTATTAAAAGACCGATTTTCTCAAGAGGCTGGCAAGATATCTGGGTCATTCAGAACTATGATGAATGACATGAGTACCTGGAATAGAGGTATACAGATGTCAGCTTCTAATACAATGGACTTCGGAATGCAGCTCGTAGGGGGAATGGCAAGGGCCTATAAATACTCTGCGGGTGTTCAGAATGAAGTTTGGACTGCTTCGAAAATTGCCGGTGCTACCATTGCAGAACAAAGAGAGATGTTACAATTGGCAAAAGATGTCAATGAGATAACTCCTCTTACTGCTTCGGATGTTGCATCAGGACAAAGATACCTGGCTATGGCAGGTAATAAATTCGATGCTATTAAAGAAATGATTGGGCCAGCATCTAAGCTGGCTTCAATCTTTACTATGCCAGTGGGACAGAAAGGTGGTGTAGCTGACTTGATGACTAATATCATGTCAATGTACCAAATCCCAATGGGAGAAGCCGCTAGAGTAACCGATGACTTATATACTGCAGTTACTAATGCAAATATATCTTTGACAGACTTAGCCCAGTCCATATCTTATGCAGGAGCAGATATGGCAACTGCTGGAGTAGATCTTCGGCAAACGGCTGCTGCCATCGGTGTATTGGGAGATATGGGTATACAGGGTTCTATGGCAGGTACTTCACTAGCTAATATGATTCGTTACTTACAACTCTCTCTTGTTAATCAAAAAAAGAAAGGCTATAACGCTTTAGCAGACTTGGGCTTAAGTCCTGATGAGTTTTTCGATGCTCAGGGTAACCTTATAGATCTTTACACTATCTATCAGAAATTTGCCAAGGCGGCAGTAGACTTACCTTCACGGATAGAAACACCAACCTTCTTCAATATCTTTGGTGTTCGTGGTAATCGAGGCATGCTTCCAGTACTTAGAGATATTGCTTCTGGTAGAGATAAGATGGGTAAGATACTTGCAACCTATGACCAAAACATGGGGGCAGTAAATAGACTTAATGAAGAACGTCTTAAAACTGATGCGGGTGTCATTGACCAATTCGAATCAAGTCTAGAAAACTTAACCGTTACTGCAGGAGCGGCTTTGGGTAGAATATTTACCCCAGTACTTAATATGGGTAATTCCATCATCAAAGTAATAAATTCTATCTCTGAAACTTGGGCTGGTAGCTTTGCTCTTAGAGTAGGGGCTACAGCAGCAGTAGTTGGTACCATTGTTGCAGGGTTTAATACTGTAAGAGGTATTATAAGGTCGGTTGGATATTTACAAACTATTGCCACTGCTTCTACTGAGGGTATGTCTGCAGCAGCCATTAAGACGAACACCCAATTTGCTATTATGGAAGCTCATATGATAAGTATGGTAAATCTCATGAGGACTATGGTTCAATTGCAGATGATGATGGGGGGAGTTAGTATGAATAAAGCTGGTAGATTTTATAATACCAAAACCGGTAGATATGTTAAGACTCCCAATCCTGGTATGTCCCCCACTACTTCACTCATTGGGGGTGTAGTTGGAGGTACTGTAGCTAATCAAGCTGGTAAACAAGCTGCTAAAACTGTTGCTACTAAGGGTTTAGCTTCGGTAGGTGGTAGGTTATTGGGATTACTTGGTGGACCCTGGGGATTAGCTATTACCGTAGGTTTACCATTATTAATAGAAGTAGGTAGTAGACTTATTGATTCAGTAGATAGGAATACTAATGCCCAAGATAAAGAAGACCCATCTGCAATCAGAGCTCAGAATGAAGAAAGGTTCTTGAATGCAATGAGAGCAGCTATTAGAGATGGGTTAAAAGACGGTAAGATTAATATCAGTGTAGATGGTGAGATATTGGGGGATTACTCTTTGGGTTCTCAGCAAGATTATACTGGTGTAGCATTAGGATTATAAAATTAAAACACTATGGCTAGAGTATTAAATAAAGCAGCAGGTAAGGTCGTTGAAAAATATAATGACCTTACAAGGGATACCGCAGGAGTTCTTACGGGTCCCTTAAATAAACTATGGAGAGCTCGGATATTACTCAATCGAACTATTTCTACTCTTCCAAAGGATGATGCTCAAAAGGGTAAACTCTATGACCCAAATGGAGTAATTGGAGAAGCTCAAATATCATCTAAGAATCCAACCCTAAACAAACAGCTCCAGGCTAAATGGAGAATGGAATTACAATTTCCAAGATTAGAAGAAGGTGAAGGAGTAGACCCAGCAAAAGGGAATAAGAATACCACTAATTACAGAAACTTTGAGGCTAAAGCTGATATCATATATCAGAATGAGGTAAGGATATATAATATGACTGTTAACCCTACTCAGTATATTACCTTACAGAATAGACCTCCAGAGTTGGACTTCAGGGGAGAAACCACATGGGCAACTATCAAATCCATGGGAAGGAATACTCCTATGTATCACTTTACTGGTGCTGAGGACATCATTCAATTCAATGTATCTTGGTACTGTAATGACCCAGAGAATCCAGAGGAGGTAATTAATAAGTGTAGGTTATTAGAGGCCTGGACTAAAGCTAACGGTTATCAATCGGCTCCGCCTATTGTTAAGATAGAATGGGGGGATTCGGGTATATTTGATAATCACTATTACATCCTTACTTCAGCAACCTATACTCTGAAGAACTTTCAGAATGGTTATAGGATAAGGGTACCTGGAAAGCCAGCTACCTTTGGTAATGGTAGGTTATTACCTGCAGCAGCAACTCAAGAATTGATTTTCAAGAGAGTAAGTGCATATAATCTATCCTATGGAGATTTTATAAATTCGGATTCACTTAAAAAGACGGGAGGTATTAAATATGATTGATATTAACCAATATCTGACGGGAGCTAGCCCTTATAATAATGCCTATGCTCTAAATTACGGAGATGGAGATTACTCTTTAGAAACTCCAGTAGTTTCTGTACCTTCATCCTCAAATGATATTCAACATACCATTAAGGATGGAGAGACTTTACAGAATATAGCCTATAAATACTATGGGGATTCAGGTAAATGGTATCTTATTGCAGAAGCTAATGGTATACTAAACCCTTTTAAAGGGGTAGAAAGTGGAACACTTATAAGAATCCCCGCTTATGGCAGCTAAACAAAAACCCATATTATATAACGGAATGGGCCAACCATACTTGGCTCTATTCGATTTTAGAGGTATGCCGATAATGAATCCCATTACTGGTATACCTCTTGGAGCTTATATTAGTACCTGGAATTATAGGTATGATGAAGAAAAAGAAAATCTTGCTACAATTACATTTGATACTGGAGATCCCGATACTGTGGACATAGAGGCTTTACAAGAAGGTAATGTGATATGCTTACAGTGGGGATACATATACCCAGACGGTCAATTTGTATCGGGTCCAATTAAAACTATCAAGGTCAGGGATTTTGAGGCAAAGTTTGATTCTACTGGTACCCATGTAACTATCAAGTGTATAGACTCTATTGGTGATTTAAGATATCAGCCACCATATAATTTCTCTGAAGCTTCAGAGAATAGTTTATCTTCCTATTTAGATGGTGGTTGTGATAATGGTGTAGGTGTAATCATAGAAATCTTTCAGTAATGGAACAACGAATAATAAGTAATAAAGTATATGAGTCATTACAGGTACCTACAGAGAATACTCGTACTACTACTGGAAAGGTGCTTTATGCTAATAGGTACAGTGGAGTAGCAGAAGTGGCTATGCCAGAAGATTTGAAGGCCCTAATCAATAGCGACTTCGGATTAGTTGGCAAGAATATCTTAGTTCAATTAGAACAAAAGATGAGAGGTTATACTAATGGCCCTTGGTATATAGATTCAAGAGATAATGTTATTTATATACATAATAGGAAATTTCATGAAGAACCAGTAACTGTTTATACTTATCAGGGAGAGAATGGGGAAGTACTTAGTGTTCAATTTTCTACTCAAAAAGTAACTAAGAGAGTTAAGGCTACACTATCTCCCGCTATTAATCCAGAGAGTAAAGATTTAGAAGTATTAAGTACTGGGATTGATGATACCGAAAAATTACCCGAGATAGTAGCTAATGAGAATAATGGGGTCTATTATAATAATTGGAAAACCTCAATAGGTAAATATGGAGCAGAGAATAATCCCCAAGATATACCTACTATCAGGCAGATGAGGTTAAATCATACCCTAAAGACTGACCCTAACTTAAGAGCTTCATTTGAAGCTAGGAAACAAGTAGATGACAAATGGGATCAAGATGTAGCAGAGTATTCTGCTTCTAATCCCGCCGAAGCTTATAGACAAGGTAAGGAAAAATTCCTTAATGAACTTAGTACAGATCAGGTAAGAAGTATCATAAATAAAACCATTCAAAGAGAAGAATTTCCGGCTGATAGGCGTGCAGCTTTAAATGCTGCCCTTAAGAATGTAGTTAATGGTGAAACATTAGATGAAGATATATACAATATCCTCAAGAATGAAAGATACCTTTTCGAGGGTAAAGAACAAATGGAATACATGGTCATAGAAGACCTGGACCCAAGAGACTTTGACCCAGAGCATACTCCCAAGGGTGGAGCTACTGCTTGGGGATTAGAGGATGAAGAAAGTGTTTATCGAGGTATATCGGCTTTAAAGAAAGGCCCTTATACTATGGTGATCGATGACACCCCGGTTATCAAATATAAAAACCCATTAAATCAGAGTTTGGGTATTTATAGCGTTACAGTGAAAGTTCAACATTGGAAAAAAGCTAATGTTGAGATACCCCTGTACAAACTTTACCATAATCTATTCAGTAGATATGGGGGGATAGATAAGTGGGCTTGGGCAGCTAATGCTAATGCTAATGGTGGTTTAAAGTATACAGAGAGTAAACTGGTTTGTCAGATGCAAGTTGTTGGAAGACCCTTACTAGCCTCTTCTCAGGTATTAATATTAGAGAATGTTGGTAAACGATGGTCTGGTCCTTGGTATATAAAACAATGTACCCACTCTATGGATGCAGGCCAGGGATATGTAACTAATTTAGAGTTAGTAAAGAATTCGAGTAGGGCTGGTTCTACTACTTCTAAGACTGGACTGTCTACTCAAACGGTTGTAGCTAATGATGCTAAAGCTAATGCTGTAACCTCTAAGGGTAAAGATAAGAAAGCTTTAAGTAATATCAATGAATTAGATTTGAGTTGGACTTACAATGAGGTGGCCTATTTCATTGAATCTGGTATTATGGATAAGGAAGGAAACGTATTGGATGTTAAACGTAGGGATGAGATGGCTCGAAAGAAGGCTTACTATACTGAAGTATTAGCTAAGACTCCAATCGAGAAAGCAGAAGGTATAGCTGTAAGCTCTGGTAGTTTAACTACTTCTTCAGGTAAGGTAATACCCGGAAAGATAACCATCAAAGATATTCAAGTACCCGATGATTATTGGGTTAAATTCGATTATATGGAAGTAGCCATAAAGAGATTCAAAGAATATATCAAGAATAAGGAAGCGAGGTAATTATGGGCTATGAAACTGCAAAGATAATAACAGAAGAAGGATTAGAGGGTCTTGGAAGATACTACTCTATATACCGAGGTATAGTTGTTGATAATAATGATACCGAAAAGAAGATGAATAGGGTAAAAGTATGTATACCAGAAGTAATGGGAGGTACCTTTGCTTGGGCTTTACCGAAAGGCCAACATGGTTCAATAAGTAGTGGGTTTAAGTTCTTAGCCCCTAAGGTAGGAGATATAGTATTCATTACTTTTGAATTTGGTGACCCTACTAAACCATTATGGGAATACCATGGTTGGGGTATGAATCAAGTACCCCAACCCTTAGACGGTCCAAATAAAATGGGGATAGTTACTCCTGAAGGTAACCTCATTATAATAGACGATGATAATGGGAAACTAAATCTCTACTTTAATGGGGACGTATCGGTTTATTCTGAATCTAACGTAATAGTATCAGCTAATAAAGATATCAATATATCCTCAGGTGATACCATTATATTAAATACTGGAGAAAATCATGGGTTAATCAATATTGCCCAACTAACCGAAAAACTAAATCAAACTATTCAAGAACTAGAACAACTTCGTAGTATGTTCAACTCTCATGTACACTCAGGTGTAACTACTGGGCCAGGTTCTTCTGGCCCAACTTTAACTCAAATAACTAAACCTTTCTCACAATTCGTTGTAGACGATTATGAGGATAAAACCTGCATACACTAATGGAAAAGAATTACTTTACAGACTTAGTTGGTATAGGTGTAACTTATCCTATCCAACTTACAACTAATGAAAATGGGGAAAGAGGTTGGTACCCAGTAAACGGGGATTTTAAACTTATCAGGGATAATATAAGTTCTATATTGTATTATATGATAGGTCAGAGATTTCGACAGGAAAACTTTGGTAGTAAACTATGGCAATGTATTGAGGAACCAAACTCACAAGCCCTAAGTTTTATAATTAAAGAGTTTTTAAAACAAGCCATAGGTGCATGGGAACAGAGAATAACCTTCCAAAATATCACAGTTACTAGAGTTGATGCAAAAATACACATAGAAGTAGCTTATGTAATAAATGGAACAAATTCTAGTCAGTACCTCGATATCACCTATGATAGGTCAGATAATTCATTAAATACACAATAATATGGGAATCACAAATAAATGGCTTAACCCATACCAGAGGTCTTATCAACAGATTAAGGCCAAGCTGGTTGAATCCCTTATGGAGCTTAAAGACCCTCAGGGTCAGAAACTCATAACGGATTATTCGGAGGGGAATATCTTAATTATCATCCTCTCATTGTTTGCGGCAATTGCCGAAGTACTTCACTATTATGTAGATAATATGGCAAGGGAAACCTTCCTATCTACTGCAAGAAGGTATGATTCGGTAGTTAAACATGGAGCTTTGGTAGATTACCATGCTCGAGCAGCAATTGCTGCTACAGTAGATGTAATCTTATCTCGAAGCATTACTGGTAACTCTATTGGAGCTAAATTAACCATACCTCAAGGAACTCTATTTACAGATTCCAGTGGTAATTCTTGGTTATCTGCTAGGGATGTAACTTGGTATTCGAATGTAACAACATGTAAAGTACCTATAATTCAACATGAGAAGTATACTGCAAGTGCTCTTAATAATATGCTAATACCTACTGGAGACAGGGTAATAATTCACCTCGGTACCTTGCCAAATGGTAAGTACTATGAACAAGGCTCTATGTCTTTACAGATAGGGGGAGAAACTTGGGTATTGGTAGATACCTTTGCAAAATCAAAGCCAACGGATAAACACTTTATGGTTTCAGTAGATGAAGCTCTTAACCCTTACATAATGTTTGGGGATGGAACCTTCGGTAAGAAACCTGCAGCAGGTGCAAAAATAACCAATGTAGTATTCTACTTAACTAATGGTACTCAAGGTAATGTAAAGAGTAATACCATTACTTCTGTACCCTCAATAATCTCTTCTTCAATTATTGATGCTACAGTAAGTAATGCTTATGATGCTGGAGGTGGTTCAAACTATGAGAACTTTATAATGCTTAAGGAACATATACCTTTGAGTGTAAAGACTTTGGGAGTAGCAATTACCAAAGAGGATTTCGAAAGTTTGGCTATGTTGGTTGATGGGGTAAACAAAGCTAAAGCCGATTATGAATGTGGTAGAAAGCTTACAGTATATATCAGTCCTGATGGTGGAGCTGTTGCTTCTTCTGAATTAATAAATAGGGTATACAACCTATTATCTCAAAGAGCACCTATGACTACTTGGTTAAAGGTTAAATCTGCAGGCAAGGTTCAGATTATTCTAGAGATGGAAGTTACTGGTAAGAAGTCTTATAAGACTCCAGAGATACAAACTCAAATTCTTACGGCATTATATAATGCCTATTCTCCGGAGCAAGCTCAAATAGGAGGAAGCGTAAGAGTATCAGATATCTATGCCCTGATAGATAATCTATCAACCGTAGATTACCTTCACCTTACTAAGTTCTATATTAAACCCTGGCCTACTACCATTTATGGTAATAAGGAATTAAACCTTGGCCAATTTAAATTGAACAAGGCAAAGGGTTCTATGACTTACTACATAACCTTCAATTCCTCAACTACTTTTATAGTACGTTCAGTATCGAATGGTTATGTAACTACTGGCTCAGTCGGTAGCTCTATTCAGATTATAGATAAAGCTAATGGTTTTGATTTCTCATTGGATATCCAAAACAATAGCTATCAATCAGGTTATCGATATTCTATTACAGTATCTGAACCAAACCATGATTATGAAGACCCTGGCTTTAATTTGCCAGTATTCGAGAATGCTTCACAATTAACATTAACAGTTAACGAAATAGTATAATGATAAACCTCAAAAATCTAATCGACTTTTTACCATTCGAATATAAGGACCAAGATACTTATAAGGTAAATGGTAAAGGCATCTTAGAGAGGTTTCTAGAAATTTGTGGAGAGCATTTTGAAGATTATATTACAAAGGATATTGAGAATATATTGGATATTATCGATATAGATAAAACCCCAGATATGTATCTCAATTTCCTTTGGCAATTTCTTGGAGAAATGCCCTTTGCTTATGGAAACACGATAGATGCACAGAAATGGGCAGAGTACTTTAATGGGTTCTACTCGGATAGTAAACTCCAGGAGTTATCAAAGCTTTGGATAATACCCAAAGAGGGACCTTTTACTTTAACTAGTACTCAGGTAAGAAACATCTTGAGATATTCGGTATCTCTTTTCAAAATAAGGGGTACATCAGAATTTTTCGAGATCATGATGAGGTTATATGGGTTAACCTGTGTAATAACAGACCCAGCAAAAGCCGATGGGTATGATGGTTGGATAAAAGGTCATCCCCACTTTGACCAATACTATCAGTACGATAGTAAATATACCTTTGATAACACCTTTGATTGTTCTCGATGTATTTCCGTAAGTTTTAAACTTACTGGTCATGGGTATACTTCTAATTCTGAGGTTTTTAAAAAATTTAGGGAAGCCGTAGAAAGTTTCTTTACTAGATTCATACCTTATCATGTATCCTTCACTATAGATTACGGTTTTGTAGTAAATGATGGGTATTCGATTAAGGCCGAGTTGGTAAACCCAGACCAGCCCAACTTAGTTACTTCAGAAGTATATGAAGTACCAGTATTGGTAACTGTAACCTCAGATTGGGTGAATGCAGATTTGAGATATCAAATATCGAGTGATAGAATTAACTGGGGTTATACTAAACATGAAAGTGGTTCGGTATTTAATATTCCAAGGGCTGGTACTTATTACTTTCGAAGCGTTGGGGATAATTCTAAGATAACCCAAATTACCGTAAGGCAGGAAACTTATAACCGTTCATATATTATTTCTTGTGAGCCCATAACTGGTAAAATAACCCCAACTACTTTAAAGGTTAGTACAAGGGTGATAGCTAGAGTATCCTATAAAGGGACAGAGAAACTTTGTAATGTTCGATTAGTGGGTACCGATCAAGTAAAAATATCGGGCTCAACTTGGGAATTTACAAAACCCGGTACTTACTTTTTTGAGATTGTGGAATTTCCTGTAAAACAAACTTCATTTGTAGTAACCCAAGAAGAAGTTACTTATAAGGTAAGATGTACACCCTCAGAATTTAGAGTTGGAGATAATCAAACTATGAAGGATGCAGTTACTACTTTAACCATAACTTCAAATTACCCAGAGTTATTTACTGGAGAATTATATTGTAGGTTAATAGGTAATCCTAAGACTTTCAAGAATGGGGATAAATTTATTGCTAACAGTTATGGTACTTATAAATTCAAATGTACTTTAGATAAAAGAGAAACTGATGAAGGTGTGGGTATCTTTGAAGTAGTTTCAGGTAAAACTGCTATATATAAGATCAGTATTAATCCATCTACATCTACTCTATATAACGGTTCTGCAAAAACTACCGTAATAATACAATGTATTTCGGGTAATGGTAATGATTACCGAGTTAAAGTAGTAGAAACTGGGGAAACCTTCAATGCTGAAAACGGGTATGTATATACTACTAATAGAGCAGGTACTTATACTTTCCAATCTGTAGCCTACCCAACTGCAAAGACTACTTGGGTAGTTAAGAATACCCCAGTTGTATATCAGAACAAACTAAAGATAATTCCTTCAGATCCTTCAGATTCAAAGTGGAAAGAACCTAACTGGTCATTACCCGAAAGCCAAATTGATGATACTTATGCAGTATATCAGTTATTGGATGAAGTATCAGCTTGTAAATTTAGCCTTGAAGAAATGAAAAACGGGGTCAATGTAAGTGGTACTGCAACTTGTGATGAAACTGGGGAAACCTATAATCTTGAATCCGAGATTGTATTAACTAAAGCAGGTACTTATACTTTTGTGGCAGATGATGGTTCTTCATTAAGGTGTCAAGTAATATTGGAAGATTACCCTACTATTATAGAATTAACCGTTGACCCAAGTTATGCCGAATTAAAGGGTACCATTAAACAAGTATATTGTTTAATTAGGTGTAGTTCTAATAAAGCTGAATTCGATAGTAGAGTTAGACAAGTTGGCAAAGTAACTACTTTTGATGCTGGTGGAGCCGGATATGAATTTACTACGGCTACCGCTGGAGAATACATTTTTGAATCAGTTGCCGATACTTCGGTACGGGCTAAGTTTACGGTAGTAGATGCTGACTTATTAAGCGTTAATCCTCAAAAGTTGGAATGGGAATCAAATGACACTTCTGAGAAGACATTTACCATTACCACTTATAGTAATCAAATGTGGGAAATTGAAGAAGTATGATAAAGAGTGCAATAGACAATGTAACAGAGACTACTACTCAATCTCTGTTCAGGACTTCAATGATTGGTTTATTTGGAGAATGTACCCAAATTATTTATAACCTTAGGTGGATGATATTACTTGCCATAATATTGATACTTTCAGATTTATGGTTTGGTATATCTGCAAGTAGAGTACAAGGTATAGTCATTCGAAAGTCAAGGGCCGGTAGGAGAACCCTAAATAAGCTGATTGATTATATTTGTTATATCTTACTTGGGGCTGTAATTGGGAAAGCTATTGGAGAACCCTATGGAGTAGATCCCATAGGAGTATCCATTACTATAATGATATTATGCTATTGCTTCGAAATAGATAGTATCTATGGGCATATATGTGAAATACATGGCATTAAAAAACAATATAGTATCTGGAAGATAATCTTTAAGCTGTTAACTCTCAAATTTAATGAACTCGGGGAAGCTTTCAGGGATATGGCAGAACAAAAGAATAACTTTAAAAATACAAAGAACAATGAAAACGTACTTTAAGTATGAAGGTATAATCAAATCTAAGGAAGCAGCCGAAGCAATTGCTGCCCCTTCTGGTTTGGGGCCATTCTGTGGATTTGGCTCAGCCACCATAAATGGTAATAAATTGGTTGTTTCTCCTCAGGGAGTTTCTGGTAGTAAATTTGCTAATGTAATTAAGGATAGGATTACAGCAAGGTATATGTCTAAAGATTCTGAAGATGGAGAATTACCCGATATAAATTTTGGGTGTATTTCAAGAGATGGCTATATATTTATCTCTGATGAACAAACATTGACCATCGAGAATATTCAGGGAACCCAAGGGTCCACCGATGAAGTATTACTGTTTGCAGTACACACTACTATCTCCGAACCCGTAGATAATCCAGTAGATTTTGTAGCTTATTGGAATGAATCTTCAGAAAGTTTCTATGAGTTATATAAAAAATCTCTAGATATATACTACCCAATTTCTGAAGAGAATCGTAATCCCAATGTACTTAATAATGATATTTATTCGGGTTATAGTATGACTCTTAGTAATCTTCTAGAGATGGTAGAGACTGCTTGCCCTTATTATTCTAACAATAAGAATTCTGTTGTTCTTATTGGGATATATGGTAAGGGTACAGATGCTATGACTAAAAGAAATGAGAACTTTGCTATTGTACCCTATCAGGGCAAATTCCAGGAGATCCCATATACTACTGCTACTCACAGTATGATGAAAGAATCCATAACTAAAGTAGAGAAAATGAATACTGGGTTTCCGGTAGAGGATGAAAATGGGAATCTATTGAATATTAAGCAATACATTGATGGGCAACTAGAAGCTCTCAGAAAGGAATTCTCTGATTCTTTGAATACTGCTAGTTTTCCCATAGGTTCAATAATTTTATGGGAAACCGATGTAATCCCTGAAGGATGGGCTGAATATACAAAGGCTTCAGGTAGGATAGTAATAGGATATCAGGCCGGAGGTATTCAAATTGGAGACAGTATGATGCTACAGAATATTGGGGATTTCTATACTCCCACTAAAGGTAACTTTGTTATTAAATTGAAAGGCGATGATTTACCAAGACATAGGCATGCTCTCGGTGTATCTAAAGGTAAACAGGATAATGCCAATAACTGGCAGAATGTTAGACCCCAATCTTTCTTTAATAGAGAAACGGGTTTAAATGGAGACTTCGGTAGAGGGACTCCCACCAAGGGTATTCAAGATGGTGCTATTGTAGTAAGTTGGAATTTAATAGGGGAATCTTTCCTACAAGAGACTTCGGTAGATACCTTGACTATCGAAAAGTTACCACCGACTATTACTTTAAGATATATTCAAAAAATATCATAGGTCGTAATTAGTTGTTAATATAACTCATGTGTATTATTTGTATTGTCTAAGTAAACTCTTGTTTTGTTTTTGTTTTGCATAGTTTGTTTAGAGTAAACACTCGGAAAGGGACGTTGGGAAACGTCCCTTTTCTTTTGTGTTAATATCTAAGTTCTTCCTTAGCTCTATCTTCCCAATACTGTATATCCTGTCTAAGTTCAGAAATATATCTCATGGATTCATTAGTCTTAGGCATTTCGAAAAATTCTATGAGCATTATATTAGTAATCCTTGTACTATTTCCGAGTCTCTCTTTAATGAAGGGGGGAGGAGTAATTAATACTTCGAATAAAAGATAAGCATCCGGAGAAAGTTTATTTTTCATATAAGTATACATCATATCTATCATTTCGGATTTAGCTTTCTCTTCTTCACTATCATCTTCTAGTTCTTTGTCATTATCGAATAAATCATCCAGTTTAAAGAGGCTTTGATTATACTCTGCTTGTTCTCCGTATGCAGAACGAAGCAATTTATTCTTAAATGTACTCAAGGAAGCAAGAATCCTTGCTTTGAGATGTTCTTCAGTACATTCACCATAGTATTTATTAAAAACAAATAACATCTTGTCCCAGAAATAAGACTGAATTATATCTGGTGTAAGATTAAACCTTTTATAATCAATCTGTCTGGTAAGATTTCTAATCACTGGCTTACAGACTTTATAAAGTCTATTGAAAGTAGCTTCATCATATTCTTGCATAGGTTTTAATCGATGAAGCTCTGAGCCATTATTTCCTTTACTTTTTCCCATGTTTTTAAATATTCGTTATGCAAATATAAGTATTTTTTCTTATATAAAATAATAATATTAAATATTCGGGAGCTTAAGGTAGTGGATTAGTAGTTTCTAGTTAGTTGTCAACATACTCAGAACTATCTCGGTACTATCAAAATCTATTAGTTTATATAATATTGCAATATAGGTATGAAGAAATTTAAAGACAACATCAAATTTAGTTTTACACCGGATTTCCAACTTGAGATACTCCGGTTTGTTTTAAGAGATAAGGAAGGAGGTCTAGTCCTAAAAAGGATTAAAGCTAATTACCTGGTTCTTATTGAGCATGCCCTTATATTTGAGGGTATATCAAAATACTTTAAGAAGCAAGGTAAGATGCCTTCAGAGAATGTATTAAAAGAAGTATTAAAAGAATTGCTAGAATCAAAGGCATACATTGATTTGGTAACTAAGGATGACATCCCTAATATCAATAAGTTAATAAGCAATTTATATCACATTCCCTTATCGGATGCAGATTATATCAAGGAAAAAATTTACCAGTTCTCTACCTATGTTGAAATGAAGAACCTGAATGACTCTTTTGATTTAGATAACTTCGAACAATATGAAGAGTATTCAAGGAAGATTGAAAAAGTACTTCAGAAAAGTAAACCAAAAAAAGAGGACGAACCTATATACATGATTCGAGATATTACAGAGAGACAGTTTAAAAGACAATCAGAACCCTCGGTAATACCCTGTCCCTTTAGGCAATTAAATGACCTTACTAATGCAGGAGGTTATCCTGAACATTCTATTAATGTAATATTGGATAAACCTAAAGCAAAGAAAACTTTCTTCATGGTAAATCTTGCCCGAGGTTATCTTCGAATGAAGAAATCCGTATTATACGTAGATACCGAGAATGGTAAAGACCAAATCATGGACAGATTTATTCAATCTAGTATCAATAAAACCAAAAAGGAATTATACTCAGGTGAGTATGATAAACTTGAAGCTAAACATTTAAGAAAGCTTGCAAGATTTGGGGTTGAATTGGTGGTTGAGAGGGTACCTGCAATGATTACTAATACAACTTACATAAAAGAGAGGATAGTTCAATTACGTAATCAAGGCATCGATATTAGAGTATTAATGGTAGATTATGCAGGTAAGCTTGCCTCAATAGCTGGATTTCGAGAGGATTTCGAAAGGATTTCTAATGTATATGTAGATTTGCAAAACTTGGCAGAAGAGTTACATCTTGATATCATATGGACTGCACATCATATTACTCGTGAAGGTAAGAAGCATAGACTTACTAGATATGATGAAAATGATATCTCTGGTTCAATTGCTATTGTTCGTAATGCTCAAGTTATTGTGGGTCTTAATTCTACCGAGCAAGAAGAAAAAGATAATATACTTCGAGTTGAGATGGTAGTACAAAGGGACGGTCTTTCTTCAGGTAGAGCCTTATTTAAATGTGATGTTGAAAGACAAAGATGTACAGAATTTACAAGAGAACAACGTAAACAATATGATGAGGTATATGGTAAAAAATTGGATGAACAATTTAAGAAGAGCACTAATCCAGATGCAGATTCTAAGAAAAGGGCTAATAACAGTGGAGACATTTAAATGTAAGCTTGGATATCATGAATGGGTAGCTGTTCATTGGTCTGAGTTTAAACAGAGACCTCGTAGGGCAATCTTTTCTAAGAAAGGTGGGAGAAGAAAAGCCCAGTATTATGAGAAACGATATGTAAAATATTACTGTATGAGATGTGGGAAGAAAAGATATGAAAACAAAGAAAATAGAAATAGTAAAAGATAGATGGTCTGATGGGGTAGTTTTAGAAATATCCCATAATGGTTGGCAAACCTCTTGTATCAACGATTTAGATTTAGAGGATTTAAAGAAACTTCGAAGAGTAATTAGGAAAGCTATAAGAGAGTATGAAAATAACTAATCAGTTTAAATCTAGACTAAGGACATACTTCGTTAAACGGCTATCGGCATTTGATTATAAGCATGGCTGGATGCGTATACCAACTTGCCCATATTGCGGGAGAGAACAGAAATTGGGGGTTAATCTTTCCATGTATCGAACTAATTGTTTTCGATGTAATGCTCATCCCTCTCCTGCTCAACTGATAATGGATATAGAGGGATTTATAGAATACCATGAACTAATTAACTTTTTGAACAATGGACAATTTGATGAACTACAGTTTAAGGAAGAGAAAATCGAACTTGCCGAGAGTAAGCCCCTGTATCTCCCTGAGGGATTTAGAAATATTTCGATTGGAGACAGCCAACTTGCAAAAAGTATTAGGGGATATATCAAGAAACGTGGCTTCAACCCCGACCAGTTTTCAAGATTTGGTATCGGCTATGGAACAATGGGCACGACTTACGGGTACCTTATCATCCCGTTCTATTATCAAGGACAACTTAAATATTACAATGCTCGGAACGTTATCGGAAAAGGTCCCAGGTATAATAATCCCGATAAAGATATCACAGGCCTTGGCAAACAATTTATCATCTTTAATCATGACGCATTGGAAATGTACCGGTCGGTATTCATTTGCGAGGGAGCACTTAATGCTCTCACAATGGGCGATAGAGGAATTGCCACAATGGGCAAAGCTATTAGTCAGTACCAAATCAATGAATTACTTAAATCCCAATGCGAAAGGTATATTATACTCTTGGACCCAGACGCCAAGCAATATGCAATCAATTTGGCGCTCAAACTTGTTGCCTATAAAAAGGTCAAGGTGGTGTTTTTACCAGACGGAAAGGATTGCAACGATCTTGGGAAAAGGGAAGTCTTAAGGTCAGTATATAATACTCGGTATCAAAGTTATCAAGAATTGATTGCTATCAGAAACTCATTGAAATAGGGAGTTCCTATTATATTATAAATAATATATTTATGCGTGAACCATCTATCCATATAACTAAGTCTCAATTTGAGGAAATATTAAATACCTTAGAGGTAGACAATTTCCCAGTTGAGGCTTTTTTTGTTATTGCTCGAAAGGAGGCAATAAATCATAGAGCAGTCTTAGTTTCTAACAATAAGAATACTAAGCGAGTTAATAACATATTACTAGCATCTAAGGGAGATGCTGCCCTCGTTGCTGATATTTTATATGCAACTCGTATAAAGTTAAAGCATCGGGGAGTTCGGAAAATAAATGAAAGTAATTCTCGAGAATGGGCAAATTGTAAAAAGCTTGCAGAGATATGTAATACCTTCTGTGAAGATTTTAAATTTGATACTCGTGAAGGTTTTATCAAGTATATAGAGACTGGATTAAAAAGGATGACTGATTATCGTAATGTTATGCAAAGGTTATTATCTATGCAAGAAAACATCACTAATCAAGTAGATGCTGAGATAGAGTTACAAAATTCAGATTTAAAACTTACCAAAGAGATACATGATTACTTTATAGGTAAGATTGCTAAGGCAACTGGTATATATGAATCTTATGAAAATCAACCAGAGAAGTATGTACACTTTGCAAAGGTTGGTGATTTCTTAAAAGAAGAAGGTTGGGATTATAAGACCTTCATCGATGCTCAGTTTGAATCTCTTGCATGGTGTAATGGTTTACCAGACATTGCACAGATGTATACTGATAAAGCAATTGAAAGATACAATAAGTATTTATATAAGAATAAGAATAAACAACTACTCGAAGATGAACCAATAGTAGAGGGAAGTCTTTGGGATAAAATCAAAGAGTAATATGAGTCAAGTAGCAATTATACATAAAGAATTCCGAGATAATTATATCTCGGGCAATTCCTATACATGGTGTCCTTGTTGTGGTAAATGCTATATATTATCCGAAGAGGAAGTGGTAAATGCTATAGACAATGATTTATCAGTATATGCCGAATGTTCTTGTGGTAATTCATTTTACATAGAAACAGAAGATGAGCAAGATAATTATTCAGAATGGTAATATGTGTGAACTCGACTTACCTCTTAAGTTCGCACAGAAACTTTATAATGAGTTTGCCATTCGACATCCAAATGCTTTCTACTTACGTACAAGGCAAAGAGGTATGCAGAATTGGGATGGTAAGATTCACTACATCACCAAGACTGGTCAATTTAAAATAGGTTTGCTTCCTAAGGTATACGATAGGTGTATTGAGATGGGAATTAAACCTAAAGTTGTAGATATGCGTCAACCTTTACCTAAAGTCAGTAAAGTTGTTACGAAGATAGGCAAATATAAATTAAGACCAGAACAGGAGAAAGCAGTCAAGGCTGTAATTAATAATACGATTGGAGGTAAACCCTTTCATATCGGAGTATTGGATTACACGGTTAATGCAGGTAAAACTCTTATTATGTCGTCTTTGTATTTATCCTATAAGAAGCAGTTGAAGACTTTGTTAATAACTAATGACTCGGATTGGTTAAACCAAGCTAGAGAAGAATTTAAGCAATATCTACCCGGAGAGGATATCACTTTTGTTCAAGGCAAAGTTTTAAACTGGAGTAACTTCACAATAGGTATGGTTCAATCTATCTCTCGTAATATGGGGTTCTATCAAAAAGAGTTATCTCAAATAGATATGGTACTTATAGATGAAGCTGACCAGGGGGGCAGTAGGCAATATCAGAATGTAATCACCCGGTTATTCAATACTCGTATTCGTATAGGGCTATCTGGTACCATCTATATGAGTAAGCTTGCTAAAGATAAAGTTAAGAATATGAATCTTGAATGTTTCTTTGGTAAGGTACTTGCCGAGTTTAAACTTAGGGATTCTATTAAGAAGGGTTATTCAACTCGTACAATTGTAAAGATGGTACCAAGTAAACCCTGGTATGGTAATTGGGAATCAGAAGAAGTATCCTATAAGGAAGTATATGATGATTCTATTACCTTCAATAAGTATGCAAAGAGAATGGTTTATTCTCGACTTAAATGGAATCTTAAACAAGATAGATATCCTGCACTCGTAGTATGTAAATTTATTGCACACTGTGAGAATTTATGCAAATACTTTAAAAAGAAACTAGGAAGCAAATATAATATTGCCTGTGTGCATGTAGATACTCCTTCAAAGATAAGACAACAAATAATGAAGGATTTTAGGGAAGGTAAGATTGATATCCTGGTTTCAACTACAATCATTGCTCGAGGTAAAAACTTTCCTAAGCTTAGGTATTTACTTAATGCTGCCAGTATGGATAGCCAAGAAAAATCTATTCAGTTCCTTGGTCGTTTGGTTAGAACTGATTCCTCAAAGAAAAAGGTTTACCTTGATGACTTACATTATCCAGGTCCTTATCTTAATAGGCATGGTAAACATAGGAAGCAGTATTATCAAAAACAAGAATTGAAAGTTATTCTGTTAGAGAAGATATGGAAGAATCATCCTATTCATTCTTTATGAGAATACCTTACTTAATCTGTTCTATTAAGTACTATGGATAATTACTTTTTCCGGTAGGAGGAAGTAATTAATCTAATAGAGGGATATAGGGCATTATTAATCATTAAATTAAAAGATATGGAATACTTACTACTAATACTAACAGTACTGGGAGTGATAATCGGAATACTTTATCTCTATTCATCTCAGTATGATTACGATGTATATAAATACAAATGTCATCATTGCAAGAAGAAATTCAAGGAAAGCGATATAAAGGATTTAAGAGGTCCTTGGCATACTAAGGATTGGACTTGTCCTCATTGTAAATATCAAAATGTAACACTCAAAAGTTATGATTACTAAGTTATATAAGAAATTCATTGATAAGATAATCAGAGAGGAACAAACTCCCCTCCATGTTTTTAACTGTACTACCCTGGTATGGATATCAGATATACAATCAATCCAGGTAATGAATAATGAATATGAGGTATATTTTGATTTATCTTTCTGTTCAGGACTGCAGGTTAGAGTACTAACTTATACTGATTCTCGTTACTCACAACACTTGGGTGATATCAGGAAACTATTTATTAATGCAATTGGACATTCCTACTTACCACTGTATGAGTCGGAATTGAAGATTGGAGATTCAGTCATAAGACTAACAGAAAAGAAAATAGATGATTAATTATGGCAAAGTATCATTTGTATATAAGAGCAATTCCTGGATATCCTTCTTATTATGCTACAGTTGAAGGAGATATACTTAAAAAGAGAGGTAAGTCTTTTTATAAGCTTACTCCCATTCCAGTTCATAATGGGTATTATACAGTTAAGATAATTCATCGAGTAAAAGTTCATCGATTAATAGCTTTAGCTTTTATACCCAATCCTAATAATTATCCTATTGTATGTCATAAGGATAATAATCCTACAAATAATAAACCAGAGAATCTTTACTGGGGTACTCAATCTCATAACATGCAACAAATGGTTAGGGATGGTAGGCAAAGAAAATCCAAGATTGTAAAGTATAAATCACAAGTATTATCTTTACATCATCAGGGGTTTTCCACTCAAGAAATAATAGATTCTTTGGGTATTAGCAAAACCTCAATAAGACGTATAATAACTAATAAGATATGAAAAGAAGTAAGAAACAGGCATTACCAGACCTTACTAAACAAGATATACTTACTCCGATAGACCTAACAAAATTGGGAACTAACGGTGATGTTTGCTTTGGTATTGGGTATGATTTATCCACTAAAGAATGTAAATTATGCGGAGACTCAGAACTATGTGCGTTCAAGATGTCCCAGAACTTGAACATTACAAGGAAAGAATTAGAACAGAAGAATCAATACAAAGATTTGGATGTATTAGAAGACACGGTTGGTATCAAGAAATACATCCGAGGCTTGATTCGGAAAGGGAAAGACAGAAAAGAAATTATCTCAAAGACAGTTGAGAAATTCGAAGTACCTAAGAAACGTATTAGAGAACTTTATAGAGAATGCAATGGGAAAGGTCAGTAAGTTAAGAATGATATGGGCAATGTTTAAGTTATATCTTAACAACCCAAATTATTATGTACGGCAAGATGATGTTCTTGCTGATTTGTTTATGCAGGGTGAATACGACGTAGAAAGATTCTGTCATTCACTCGGAGTAACTCCTCAACAAGGATTAACCTTTGAACAACTTTTAAAAAAATGTAATATATTATGAACAAATTTAGATTTATCAAAGTACGGGAGGTAATATCTCCCAACAGAGCAAACCCAAATGATGCTGGGTTAGATTTTTATGTACCAACCGATTTATATCCAGAGCATATTCATTCTAAAAATGAATTCGACTCAGAAGGTTATAATTTAGATGTTCCTTTTGGTGAAGCCTTTGTAAGGTATATAGCTTTAAAACCTGGACATCGTATACTTATCCCATCTGGTATTAGGGGATTGCTTGAACCACCTGCCTCTATGTTAATGGCTGCTAATAAGTCCGGTATAGCTACTAAGCAAGGTTTACTCTTTACAGCTGAGATAGTAGATTCTCCCTATGTAGGAGAGATACATATCGGAGTATATAATGCTTCTGATAAGGCTCAAGTTATCGAATGTGGCAAGAAGCTTGTACAGTTCATACATGTTCCTATCTACATCACAGAGCCAGAAGAGATTCAACAAGAGGAATTCTATACTGAGTCTCAAATGTGGGGAAGTAGAGGAGATAAGGGATTTGGTTCATCTCAAAATAAATAAACATGGATGTAAGAAACATAAGAGAAGAGGTGCCCAATATAAAAGAAACAGAGGTACTCCCACAGATGTATATCTTAGGGTTAGAACAATTAAATGGGTATAGGCAAATAGAATCACTACCAGAATATCCCTTAGATATAAATAACCCGAAGAGCCAAGTTATACTTAAGGATTTTATTGGTAGGGTAATCGAAGAACTAACTGAAGGCTTTGAATCTACCGATGAAGTATTTGACCTTTGCAGTAAAAAGGGATGGAATATGGAGATGCTCAACGAAGAAGAACATCAATCCATACTGAATTCTCTTGCTAATGCAAATGAAGAACAAGCAGATGCTTTAGGCTTTTTCTTTACTCTTCTAGCATATTCAAATATACTTCCTGAAGATATACTTAGTTATAATAAAGCAAAAGACTTATTTGAAGTGATGGCTATTGGGGTTAAAGAACTGGTAATCAAATATTCAGATTATCATAACTTATTGAAATTCGACATTATCTGTAAAGAGGATTTCTATGAGGACGAAGGTAAGTGGGAACATATAAATTCCTATATTCCAGGCTTTCACCAGATGAACGAACTATCCCATGAAGCTGAGAAATTATACCTATGGGAAGTAATCTATGAACTCAATAAAGCTAGAAATTTCCTTAAATGTAGACCATGGAAACAAACTCAAGTGATGACTAAGGAAATAGATTTTCAAGAATCCTTGGTAAAAGCTTTCTATCTCTATATGGGATTCTTAGCGATGAATGGGTTTACTCCTCTCGGATTATTCGGTTTATTCTTTAAAAAACAACGTCTCAATAGATGGAGGCAACAAACTAATTATTAACATGTCAGGATGGAACCATAAATTAGAGGGACTTCAACTTAATCCGGAGGAGTCCCTCCATTCGTTAGAATTTGCTACCTCACAAGAAGCATGGGAAAAACTCAATGAGGGATTCCTAAGATTAGAGCCTGCTTTATTTGCAAAGGGGGCTATTGCCAATAGTGGGGTAGCAGTAGTGTATAACGTATTTATAAAGATACGCAATGCCTGGGTAGACCCAGAATTTGATTATGGGAGATGTTTCAATTATAAAGAAACTAAGTGGACTAGCTTATTGAATAACTACATAGACTTTAATAAGCTTGATTTGTTGCGTAGTAAACTGAGAGTACTGAGAAATAAGTACAATCAGAATTACAATATAACCTATATGTTTAACAATCATCATGATAACGGAAAGCAATGTCTAATAGCAGCGACTTTTTCAAAACGATTCGGGGAGGACATCCCAGTTATTACAATGGTAGTTCGGGCTTCGGAGATTACCAAGAGGTTAATATTCGATTTCCTATTAATTCAACGAATGTCAGAGTACGTATATGGTCCGGATCAGTCAGTACAAATCAACCTATTCGCGACTCAAATGTACGGAAATGTGGAGACACTTCTAATGTATCATACCCATAAGCCATTGAAGAAGGTACTTAAGGGGGCAGAAGAGAATGCTTGGAATAAGAGAATAAAAGAAATATGGAAGAAATTCCAAAAGGGTACAGAGAAGGAATTCTCTTCATTCAAGGTATTCTTTAGAAGTTTTAAAGTGCTCAGACCAGATTTATATGAAGAAACATATAAATCAATGAAAGCAAAAGAATTACTTCTTGAATACGAAGATATTGAATATCCCGAGAATGTAATTTCTTACTCTCAACGTAAAGCCTATAAGAAGAAACTTTTAAAACAAAAGAATAACAATGGAAGCTAGGGAATTTTTAAATCAGAAGCGGATAGGATTAGTAAACAAATTCTATTACCAAGTTTTAGAGATTAAAAAGAACGGTGCAGAACCAGATATACCCTTGTTAATAAAAGAGGTAGAGGATTTCGATAATTTTGTATTTCGCTACTGGCATATGACCTGGGTTAATTCTACAATGTCATACAATTAAATATTTATATAATATGAGGATATATTCTAACAGTTTTGAGTTAATGTCAGAAATGGGCAGAGAACTCAACAGTTATGGTCAACTTGTAAAACCAAAGACCTATCAAAATAAAGTCATTGAAGGTAATGAGGATTTTATTACTAAAGAACTCATTTGCCAACAATATTGCTTAACTTCATTGGGAGACCCGGTATGGTTATTCATATTCTCTCATTCAAGAGAATGGGCAGATGCTGAGTTTAAGGAGAGAACCTATGATTGGATTTCAAATCCAGAAGATATTGGTATAAATCCGGGTGAAGCTTGGAAATTGAGAAAAGATTTATGGGAACAATTCTTGGTAAAGGGTAGATTTGATTACACCTATGCTGAACGCATGTCGGAACCCTTAAGATATCTTATTGAGCTCTTAAAAGAGGACCAAGATACTAGAAAGGCAGTTCTTCCCATATTTAACGGTAGTGGAGAGGATGATACCATCTACTATAATGGTAGTAGACGTATCCCCTGCTCAATGTACTATGACTTTCTTATCCGAGAGAATGGCAAGGGAGAGAAGGTATTACATATTTGCTATCATCAAAGGAGTTCAGATTTTGCCCAACATTTCGGTAATGATATTTATTTAGCTTGGAGATTAATGGAATACGTAGCTCAAGAAGTAGGTGTAAAGCCTGGTTATCTATATCATACCATAGATTCATTGCATATATACAAAAAAGATTGGCATTTCTTATCTTGTAATTTAGAGGATTTGAAAGATGAATACTAAATATTCAAATATAAAAGGGTACCCTGGATATTATATATCTAAAAGGGGTACCCTTTTTACTTCTCTTAAAAGGGTAGGAGTTAAAGGGAAAGGCCATGGTAGGAAAGGTACTACTACTGTGATTTCTAATACTTGGAGAAAGAGGTTGGTATCATTAACTTCTAATGGGTATTTACAATGTACTTTGTTTAGAAAGAGGTTTTATATACATAGGTTAGTATATGAAGCTTGGATTGGTAATATACCAAATGGGTATGATATTGACCATATAAATGGTATAAAAACTGATAATCGAGTATCTAATCTAAGAGCAGTTCCAAGGTCAGAAAATTTGAAACATAACTATGAGTTAGGTTTTAGGGGTTCTAATTATATACATACTTTTTCTGATAAAGAAAGGGATTTAATAATGATAGACCATAAAGAAAAGGGTCTTAGTATAAAGAAAATATCTCTTAAGTATGGATATTCTAGGTACTTTATTCATCAGGTATTGAAAGGAATTAGATAATGGAAACAAGATATAAGATAATTAAGAACAAAAGAGAACTCAAGAAACTCATTGCTTGTTGTAAAGCAACTGGTTATGCTTGCTGTGACTATGAAACTAATGCTGAACCAATCTATAATAAAAGTTTCAAGCCAACTATTCTATCAGTATCTTGGATGCCAGGGTTTGGTGCTTCTATTCCATTAGACCATTTCCAAACAAAAGAATATACTTCACCGGGATGGAACTGGAAGAAGATGTTAAGGAAATTTGGGGAAGAGATTATTGAGAATTATGATATTGTAAAGGTTGCATGGAGCTGGAAATTTGATGACCAGATTAATCAAAAGTATCATATCTATTATAGAGGTACATGCTTAGATGGTATGCTTGCAAAATATGTTCTCAATGAAGAAAAACCTCACGGGTTAAAGGATATGGTTAGAAGGTATCTACCCGAATATGGTGATTATGAAAAGCAAGATAAATTTGATAAGATACCTTGGGATAAAAAAGAATTAGACCCATTATGCAAATATGGTTGTCAAGATACAGACTTTACATTACGATTAATGATATTCTTTGAGAAGAAGTTAATTGACTTGAAGATGTATTCAGTATTTCGTAATTTATTTATGTGTAATTCCCGGGTATTAACTTCGGTGGAGAAAGAGGGATTATACCTTGATACAGAATTTAATCAGAAATTGCTTGAGGAATATAAACCAAAGATAGATGCTGCTAGACAAGCAATTTATGATTTACCAGGGGTAAAGAAGTTTACCAAAAAATATAATCAAGGTAAAATAGAAAAATATATTGAATCTATTGAGGCTGAACTTGAAGAGTTAGATTATAATGACCCAAAAGACAAACGTAAGATTGATTCAAGGGAACAAAAAATATCAAATATTCGTGCAGGTATATTCACTACCAAGAAAGAGCAAGAACTTATAAGACCTATTAATCTTAGTAGCCCAGTTGATTTACCACAACTTATGTATTCAGATTCTGGTTTTAAATTCCCAGTAATTAAAAATAATGAATCTGGTAAGCCAAGTACAGATGAAGATACATTAGTTGAATTAAGGTTAACCGTAAAAGACCCAGAATCCCCAAAAGCAATATTCCTTGATAAGCTACTTGAATTAAGAGGTTTACAGAAAATGTATACTACTTATATTGAGGGTTGGCATGAAAAAGTCCAAGATGATTCTCGATTACACGGTAGATATAATATACAGGGTACTGATTCTAATCGATTCAGTTCTGCTGACCCAAATATGCAGCAAATACCCAAGACATCGGTAGACCCAAATATTAAGAAACAATTAGTTGCTCCTCCGGGTTATTTATATATGGCATTCGACTATTCTCAGGCAGAGTTAAGAATGATGGCCCATCTATCAGGTGATGAAACTTATCTGGAAGCTTTTGCTAAGGGAGTAGACCCTCACCTTGGTATAGCAGCAGCAAAATATGGGGTTCCAATTGAGGAAGCAAGTAAAATATACGAAGACGAAAGTCATCCTGACCATAAGCTTTGGAAGGTAAGGAGAAAGCAAGCAAAGCAAATTGCATTTGGACTTATTTATGGGATTGGAGATGCTTTGCTAGCAGTAAAATTATCAGACCCAAAAGCTGGTATTATAGTTACTAAAGAAGAAGCTCGTAAGGAGATGGATGAGTTCTTTAAGAAACACCCAAAGATACTTAAGTTCAAAGAGAAACAAGAGAAATTCCTTCGTAAGCATGGATATTATACCCAGTTATTTGGTACTAAGAGAAGATTACCCCAAATATACTCAAATGATAAACAAGAAGTTGCTTATGCCATCCGTTTGGGACTTAATTTCCCATGTCAAGGTGCCGCAGCAAATATGACTAATTTTGGAGCTATCCTTGTTTATTGGTTAATGAGACAAGGTAAATTACCCATGATGAAAGAAGTTTGTACAGTTCATGATGCTGTATATATGTATTCTAAACCGAAGGATATAAATACATGGACAGTATATACAATTTGGAATATACTACGTAACCCAAGTACTAAGAAATACTTTGGTTTCCAAGTTGATGATGTAGATATGGATATGGACTTTACTATTGGTAGGTCAATGGCAGAGGAATTACCATTTATCCCTGGGTATGATTACAATAAGATGCTTCAATCAGATTTCTCAGTAGAGGAGTATATGGAAGAGCATAAGAAATATAAGCATATTCACATCAAACAGTTTAAAGAAAGATTTAACAAACAAATAAAGAGATATGAAAAAGATTTTGAACGGACCCACAGTATGGCGAGCTAAGTGCCCCTACTGTGATTGTGAATTTGAATATGATTATTCAGAAGTAGATTCACATACCTTTGCAGATTGTAAACTTGTAAAATGTCCTGGATGTAATAGATATTTACATCATGAAGAAAATCCAAAATCACCAACAGAAGTGAAGAAAGAGGATACTATGTCCACATAAATAAAATAAATTTATGAAACCATGGCAACAAATGAGGAATATCAAAATGCGAGTAAATTAACTGCTCTTACCTATATGATTGCAGGATGTTTGGGTTATTCTATTGAGAATCTGTTTAAATACCTGGATGCTACGAATTTAAAGGTAAGTGGACAAGAAAAGATGTTATTCAATAGAGTAAAGACCCAATTACATCAATTACAGACTAACCTTACTACATTAGAGGATATGGCTTTTAAAGTAATGGCCACTGATGAGGATGGGAAACTTGCTTATGAAGATGCTACTCATATTTATTGGGCAGCTTTCTTAGTATTATTAGATAGAGGGGGAACTGATAACTTATGCGACTTACGATTAAGAGCTTTAGTAGATAAGATTAGTCCCTATAAATCTCTTCTTAGATTGCCTGGTATGAGTTTAGCTTATCAAATGGCTTTTGCTCAAGTATCTAATGCTATAAGTAAAGGCGAATTTAGTAAGGAAGACTTTAAAAACCTATTAGAAGTTTATGAAGACGGAGCTAAAAAAACTAAAGGTTAAATTTGAGGGTAGGACCCTAGAAATTGATATTCAAAAAGAATTGTCTATCAATGAGAATATCATTAATTCTCAGCTACGAGAATCTCCTTCTAGTTATTATATTCTTTGTTCTCTTAGAGATAAGTATATAAAGGAAAGAGATTTACTAGCAAGGGAAAAGGATGAAGCCTATTCCAATGCTTGGGTATATTATAAGGATGCCAATGAAAGGTGGAATAACGAATATGTTTCTCATAAGGCAAATCTTAACAAGAAGTATTCTTCCATTTATGAAAGATACTTAAAAGCTGTAGAAAAAGCAAATAAGTTCATAGCTATATGTAAAGCTTATGAGAGTCGGGAGAATATATTAAGAACTATTAATGCGAATCTAAGAAAGGGTTAACCCACTGAACTATAAATAATTATTAACTTTTAAAAACAGTATTAGAATATGAATTATTCAATGACATTTATCTCACCTCTTGTGGCTGAGAAATTTAATCAAGAATTACCTGGATGCCCTACAGAAAACCGGGTACTTATTTTATCTCCAAAGGAGGTAAACCAAACTAAATCGGGTTTGATTATCCCTGAACAAGTAAAAGAGGGAGTTCCTCGTAAAGGAGTTGTAGTAAAGAGTGGGGAGATTACAGAAGAATATAAAACCTATCGGGAATTGGTGGGCATAGGTAGGATAGTTACCTATGGTTTGTATGCGGGTAAAGAACTTGAATTCGAAACAGATAAATTATCTCCTGCTCTTCAAAAGATCTTAGAGAAAAACGTTCTTACCGTATTGAGTATGAATGAGGTAGTCTATTCAGAACCGAACAATCAAAATTAATCATTATGATAAAAGATAAGAAGAAAGAGAAAGTTTCATCAGAGGGACTTTCTACAAAAGAAAAGATGCTAGCTAGAAAGAAACAGCTAGAATCTAAGGGAAATGGTAGTGGGTTAGTATATCCAAAAGAAGGAACCCTGAGAATGAGAATTAAGTCTCCTGGTGATGACCAAGAATTGGGTATCGAAATTATTCAATTCTACCTGGGAGGCAATTTGGGAGGAGTTATATCTCCGGCTACTTTTGATGAACCTTGCCCATTTATGGAGAAGTATCAAGAATTGAAAAACTCTAAGGATGAAGACGACAAGGAACTTGCCAAGAATCTGGTACCAAGAAGAAGATATGTTATTGGTGGTATAATCTATTCAGATGAAAAGGGTAGTAAGGTAGATTACGAAGGCAAAGATAAGGGAGTTTTAGTTCCTCGCTCAGTATACCAGGATATCATTGACCTATATCTTGATGAAGATGAGGCAGGTGATATGACCGACCCAAAAACTGGCTATGATATTAAGATAATACGTTCAGGGTCTGGTAAACTAGACACCACTTATTCTGCTCGTGCTTGCAAACCAACTAAGTTGGACAAGAAATATCAAGGTACAATTGACCTTGAGGGTATAGTTCGTTCTCAAATCAAATCCTATGATGAGTTGGAAGATTTACTTTCACAGTATCTAAATGAAGACCACGGTGATGATGAGGACGATAATCCAAAGAAGAAAAAGAAAAAGGGAGTTCACAAAGACCATTACATGGAAGACGATGAACCCAAGAAAAAGAAAAGAAAATACAAATCGGATATTTAAGGGTTAGTAATAATATGGTTTCATTCGAAGGTGATAATTAGATTCGTTCGGTTATCACCTTCTTTAGTTTAAATACATGACATTATGGCAAAGAAATCGAAAGTGGGTTTAAAGGTACCAACAAAAAATGAGATATTAAAGAAATATGGGGGCATGATGAGATTGGCTTCAGAAACTGTAGAATCAAATCTATGGTTGCCATCAACCTTCTTTGCTCTCAACTATACCTTTGGTGGTGGTATACCATTCGGTAAAATTTTAGAAGTAGCTGGAGAAGAATCATCTGGTAAATCTCTTATTGCCTATAACTTTGCATATACTTGTCAACAACTCGGAGGACATGTCATATGGGTAGATGCCGAACAATCTTGGATGAACTCTTGGGCAGAAATTAATGGAGTAGACCCAGAAAGAGTTACAGTATTAAATGATACTCGTATAGAATATATTTCTGATGCTGTAGCAGACTTAGCAATCTATCTTCGTTCTCAATTAACTAATAATGAACCGATTCTCTTAGTGATAGATTCTATTGCTGCTATGGATTGTGCAGATAACATAGATTCTAAAATGGTAGAGGGTAAGGCTGAAATGGGAGGTAGAGCAAAAGCTCTTTACAAATACTTCCGTATCAGAAGTGAATTATTCTATAGATTAGGAGTTACACAGATTTACATTAACCAATTAAGAACTGCTTTAAATGTCGGATTCGGAAAAGATAACACAACTACTACAGGAGGTGCAGCACTTAAGTTCTACGCTTCAATCAGAGCTGCCTTTTACTCAGGCAGGTCTATCACTGTTAAACAGAAAGGTAAAGAACGGAAAGCTGGTAAATTGGTCACAATCCGACTTATTAAAAATAAGGTTGCTCCTCCAAGACCTACAATCAGTAAGTGCCCGGTTTACTTCAATCCTAAGTTCCATGAAGTAGGTTTTGATAGATGCTATGCTCTTGAGGATGTATTGGTAGAAAATGATATCATAGAAAAATCTTCAGGTGGAGTATATAAGTTCAAAGGAAAAACTCTTGCAAGAGGGGAAGAGAAATTCCAAAAGCTTTTGGAAGATGATGATGAACTTCGTCGTAAACTATTAAAGAAGGCCGAGATAAATACTATCGGTACAACTAGAAAGAAGATAGTAGCATTGACTACTAATTTATATCCAGTAGATGGAGTAGAATATGAATCATTTAACGAATCGGAAGACGAAGAGGAGGTAGAAGATGAATAAAAAGGAGGTAGAGGGTATAGAGAAAGTAATTAAAGAATACCTTAAAAAGAATTTGAGAATTGAATCAAGAGTTAGATACTTAGATGCTTATAGTTCTGCTGAGAATTACCTTGATATCTATCTTGGTGACGAAAAGATTCAAGAAGTTTCACTTTATGAATTCGATTTTAGAGTATGAGTAAGAAAACAATATTATTGATTGATGGAGAAAATATCCTCCATCAATCCTTCCATAAGTTCGAAAAACTTAAATCTACTGATGGAAAACCCAGTGGGGCAATATTTGGATTTTTTAAATCCCTGCATATGTATCTTACGAGGTTTGAACCAGATGGGGTTTATATTTCATTCGATAATGGTCATTCACCAGTAAGGACGAAGTTATTGCCCAATTACAAGGGGCATCGAAAAAATATATCAATAGATTATGAGTCATTGCAAAAGCAAAAGGCAATCATAATGAAAATGCTGGGTATGCTAAGAATTAATTATATCTTCGATAAAAAGAAATCTACAGTATATGAAGGAGATGACTTCTTAGCATATCTTGCAATTAAAAAATTCCAATCCGAGAAAATGATACTTATATCATCGGATAAAGACTTTAACCAGTTGCTATCAAATAACCTGAGGATATATAATCCCAGAAAAGATGAGATGATAAGGATGGATAATTGCAAAGAATTATTCGGATATCATTCTTATGAGACAGTAGAATATTTAGCAATGGTTGGAGATACTTCCGATGATATATCTGGGTTTCCTGGTATAGGTCCAGTAAAGGCAAGGAAAATACTCGATGAAGGTAGGATTGAGAAATTCATTGCTCAGAGTAGGAACAAGGAATATATTCAAATATGGAGAAGAAATGAGCAATTGATTGACCTCTTCTGGTTTGTAAGACATAACCCATTAGAGAAATTACCACTTAAGTCAAAAAAGAAGTTTAAGTATGAGAAATTCAAAGAGCTTTGTATCGAATACTCTTTAGCATCCTTCTTGACAAATGAATTTATAAAACCCTTTAAAGAATTACATCATGAGTAAACGTATAATGTTTGTAGGTCCCTCAGGTATAGGGAAAACTACTTTAGCTAAGTATGTAGCTAAGAGAGAAGATCTACCTTTTATTTCTGGTAGTATGTCAGATTTATTACCTGCTACTGAAGGGGTATCACATAATGAAATATTATCCCTCGGTTCGGAGGCAATGTATAAAGCAGATTTTCAACTTCTGAACAGAAGGAATGGGTTATTCAAGGATAGAAAATACTTCGTAACTGATAGGAGTTATGCAGATTTGGCTGCTTATTTTTGGTATAAGCAATCAAGAACTTTACCAGAATGTGAAATGGAACATTTTTTCTGTCAATGTAAGACTTTAATGGAATATCAATGTGATGTAGCAATCTTCTTACCATTAAATCTAGATACTTATAAGCATTGGTCAATGGAAGATAATGGTAAGAGAATACTTAACAGATTCTTCCAAGTTCAGATATCATCTCTTATGGGGGAATTGCTTGCAAATTGGGAAATACCCACTATTTGTATATCCGAGCTCGATTTAGGTATGAGAACGGAACAAATCAATTACCATTTAGATAGGATATGGGGAAAGAAGTAATAGCAATAGCCTTTTCAGATTTGCATATTAATCTCTGGGCTAAGTTCAATGAGAATAATCACAGGACCCTGAATAGTTTCAGGGTTTTGTCGATTATACAAAAACAATGTAGGAAGTATAATTGCCCAGCTTTATTCTGTGGGGACTTATTTCATAAGCCCGAGAATATGGACCAAGAACTTGATGAGATATGCTATAAAGAATTTAATAAGTACAATGATTATGACCCTCTATGGGTATACGCTATTTCAGGGAATCATGACATCAAGAAGGTAAGTAAAGCTGGTACACCTCCCTATAGCTGGCTTTATAGAGTAGAAAGGTATGGGATTTATATATTAGATTATGGGTCTGCTATCTTATCTTCTAATCATAGGGATATAAAAGTATATGGTGTACCTTATATTGATAATAATGTCGGTCTAAGTGAATATTTAAAGAATATTGAATTAGATAAGAGTCTTAAGAATATACTTTTACTACACACGGATTATCCAGGAGCAAAGGACACCGATGGTAGGGAAATAGATTCTGTAGAGAATCTTAATGTTAACCTTCTCAATAAGTTCGATTTAGTATTATGTGGACATATTCATAAACCTCAAAGACTTTCGAAAAAGGTCTATATGATTGGAGCTCCTAATCATCAAAGAAGAACCGATAGAGATTGCGAATTGGGCTATTGGAAAATATATGAGGACCTATCAATGAAGTTCATCCCTTTAAGGGAATTCCCGAAATTCATTGATGTAGAATCTGAGGAAGATATTAAAGATGATGGCAATTATTATACTGTGATTCCCAAGAAAACTAGTACTCCCGTTAATAACAAACATAAGATTACTAAGCAACTTTCTAAGAAGTCACTAGCAAAGAGGTACTTAAAAGAGAAAGGTATCAATGATAAGGTTAAATCGAACCTATTAATAGAAACACTTAAAAAGGTAGAGTCATGCTAAGTTTTATGAATATGGATGTAGTGGGTTTTTGTTCAATAGAAACCCTGCATCTACAACTAAATCCAACTTGTACCATCCTTATCAAAGCACCAAATGGGAAAGGGAAATCAACTATTCTATCGGCATTAGTATGGGCAATATATGGGAAAAATCTAAAGGGTGTATCTGATGTAAATACCTGGAAGGAAGTAAGACCCAAAGATTACAAAGGGACTATGGTCCAGGTATTCTTCCAAAAAGATACCCATACTTATAAGATTATCCGATGCCAAAAATACGAAGAAGTACTTGAGGATGGGGCAAAGGGCAAAGACCGATTAGTATTCATCAAAGATGGTGATATAATTGATATCAAAGGTAAGGGTAAGATACAAGATGCCCTAAACCGAGAGATAGGTTTATCATATACTCTGTTTATGAATTCTATAATGTTTGGTCAGGGTATCAAACGATTAATACAAGAATCTAATTCTGATAAGAAAAAGATATTCGAAGAAGTATTTGATTTAGAATTCTTAAACCTTGCCAAAGGCATTGCATTACAAGATAAAAACAACATAGTGGCCCAGATAAATGAGGTAGAGCATCAATCTCAATTATTAAAGAAAGAACTAGAGGCAAACAGGGAGGCTTACTTCGACTTAAGAGATAGAGAGAAGTCCTTTAAGAAGAAAAACAGAGAAGAAAGGAAATCATTGAAGCAAGATAGAGAGAAGCTAACTGAGTTACTGATACAAAAACAAAAACAGATTAAAGATGAGGTAGATGCTTCTATAAAGATTAAGATTAAAAATCAGAACAAATTAATCTCTGATATCAGGGGTAAATTGAATAATGCTAAGAAGATATCCAATGTATCTCTCAAAGAGGTCATTAAGGAATTAGTAATACAGTTAGAAGGAGGTAACTACAAACGTGCATTACGAGATGCTAAATCAATATATAATGCGTTCTCTGATATTGAAAAATATGAGAAGAAATACTCAAAAGCCCAAGATAGGTTGGAAGAATTAGAGAACGTGGATGAACGATATAAGAAATTGAAATCTGATTGTGATGATATTGCTGATGACCTTGCTTCTATTGACGAAGATTTGGCCAAGCTCAAACAGGAAAAGCTTAAGGTCATGTCTCCCAAGTATAAACAGAAGCTTAAAGAGATTAGGAAAAACTTACGGAAAGTTGATGAGGATTTTCATAACAAAGAATTAGAGTTAGAGAATTATAATTGGTTAATTAATGACCCTCTTGGTAATAATGGGATTAAGGCCTATCTCTTCGATTCATCTCTTGAATTCCTTAATAGAACTCTGGACAAGTATTCAGAGGTACTTGGGTTTAGAATAGAGTTCAATATAGACCTGGGAACTGCAAGAAAAGATTTTGTTACTCTAATAGAAAGGGATGGGATGATTATGGATTATGATGAACTTTCGGGAGGTGAAAAACAATTATGTAATGTAGCAATGGCTTTTGCCATGAATGAATCTCTCACAGCATCTAAAGGTATTAATATTGCATTCCTTGATGAGGTATTCGAATCTTTAAGTTCAGATAACGTAGAAGTAGTTACATCATTGATACGTCACATATTCAAAGAGAAAACTTTATTCTTGATAACCCACTTGGATTCACTTCCTCTCGGTAATACCAAAATCCTGCAAGTGGAAAAGACTCAAGGCCTGAGTAAGTACCAATTACTATAATGGTATATAAAATACAATACACCATTATATCATGAACTCTAAGAATAAAGGAAATCGATTCGAAAGAAAGATAGGGGCTTGGTTTACGAAATGGACCGGGTACAAATTTGAAAGAAACAGAGCCGGGAGTGGAGCTTGGCATTCAAACAAGGACTCCACTTCTGATTTAACCTGTACTGATGAAAGGCATGCTCATAGATGTAAGATATCTATTGAATGCAAGAATTATAAAGAGATTAAATTTGAACATCTACTCTTAGGTAATAAGGGATGCGATATATTGAAATTTTGGGAACAAGCTTCTAAGGATGCAAAAAGAGCAAATAAAGTTCCCATACTCTGTATGAGATATAATTCAATGCCCTCAGAAGAATTTTTCTTTGTAGTTGGAAAGGGTTTATCTTCCGTATTCTATAAACCACTATTCGATAAAGCCAATATTATGGTAATCGATGTACCAAAGATAGATGAGATTCTTTATGTATTCATGGCTAGTGATATACTGAAGAATGTAAACTATAAGTTAGTACATAAACAAGCTAAGTTAATTCTTAAAAATCGGTAACTCATGAAGAAGCATACCCTATACTCATATTGTATATTTTACCTTGAAAGGAAGTACTGTGATAAAATCAATAAAGAACTTAAAGAAAAGGGGTATGACCAAATCAAGGCAATTATTCCTATGGTAAACGTATTAAGAAAAACCACAAAGGGTAAGATGATATTTGAAGAAGTACCAGTATTATTCAATTATGGTTTTATGAGAATGCCAACTAAATTAGCATTCTCAAGGCCTTTTCTTAATAAGTTACGTAGGAATATATCGGGTATCAGAACTTGGTTACGTAATACTGAGACAATGCACCCAAGAAAGAAAAAGGTAAGAATTGACAATGCTGAAGACTTTGATGATTTTTCTTTAGTGGCTACTTGTAGTAGAAAAGAAGTAAGGCGATTTAAACGTATTGCTAGAGAGAACAAGAAGTTTTCGGTAGATGATTTAGTCAATGTAAAACTGGGAGATTACTTAGTATTACGAGGTTATCCCTATGAGGGAGTAGATGCTACAGTATTAGAGGTTGACCATCTTTGTAAAAGAGTAAAAGTCCTTATATACCCAGAAATGGGGAGGATGGAAGTATGGTTACCATTTGACAACGTTATCTATAGTGTATATTTAAACCATGACCCAGATAAGCTTTATGCTAATTCTGGTGAATATGACCCCAATCAGATAACCAATGAAGCAATTGATAGTATAATGAGATATAGAAGAATTTAATGTTATGAACGAAGCTCAACAAAAAGCCTGGAGTTGTTTAATTGATAAAGAACAACAGTCATTATTCCTTCAATTATCTGAAAGTAAATCTTCATGGGAAGCTGGTGAAATTTTAAAGTTATCTCATTACAAGTATCTTGAAATCCGAGAACGGTCAGAAAAATTCTTTAGGCTATTCTCGGATTTTTTTGAGAAACACACTTCTATCTTTCGACCAGATTGTCCCTGTGAGAGAAACTTCCAAGATTATATGGAGGGATGTTTAGAGAAAAGATTAAAGAGAAAAGATGCCAGTATATATACTGGGGACTCTACTCAATTACTCCCAAAAGTAAACTCTAAGAATATAGGGAGGAATATGAGGAGGTTAAAAGAGTCTGACGATGAATGGGATATAGATACTCTAAGATTAATTCTTGAATTTGATAGGTGGAATAATTTTAGAATACTACCCAGGATGCTACAACAGCCTTCTGCATTTAAAAGGAGGTCGAATAAAAAGGATAAGATATACATCAAATATCTCCTTAATAGAATACCCGACTGGATGCACACTAAACTTAAAGAGAGGTTTAGATATAAAGTGAAACCAGGTAAAAAGAAATATTGGGTAGCTCTAATATCTGAGGACTTATATACTGATGGTTATCTACTATTACCTGTGAGGCCACTAGAAGAAGTAGTCAGTGAGTTTAGTAGATTTTATATGTATGTATTTGAAACTAAAGATGATGCTGATACTTTTGGTTTCATGGTATCTAAGTTTATGATTAAAACTGGTACAGTAAAGCTCGGGCAAAAATTCTGGCCAGAGTACAGATGCTGTGTGGAAAGAGCAGTAAACTATAATCAAGTGAACAACATAGAATTCAATATAAAGAAATTAGACATGGCATATAATATCCATACACACAGAAAACCGAAGAAACCTAAATCTACTGCCGTAGAACGGGCAAAAACCTCGGATTTTTATAAAAAGAAATAGAAATATAGTATAAATTCAAATATTATATTTATATTTGCAAGTGAATTTAATATTTTAAATATATGGCAAAAAAGAGTAGAAAAGACCTGAAAGCTCCCTCCAAAGAGAAATCGAATTTCCTTGGTGCATCAGGGAGAAACATGACTTACAAGGATCTAAAGAGAAAGGCTATCATACTTGGTATGCCTTTTCCTGATGCTTGCTCTGCTGGAGTATTTGATCTACTTCATTTTATAAATGTTTCAGAAGAAAAACCAGACAGATCCTTAATAGATAAATATGATGATTGGATGGATAAGCAATTAGAGAATATTGGTTATTCAAAGGATGATCCACTAAGGAATTCTCGATTAAGGCTTGGGTTTCTTGGAGAAGAGGGGAAAAATGGGCAAAGAAGAACAAAACGGGTACCAGGGATAAAGAAACCTCGGGAAAAGAAACCTCCAAGAGAAAGAGATGAATTCAATCTTATCAAGGGTACTAAAAAATCTTATGTATTCGAATTGACTGCAAAGGGTTTTGAACTTGATAGGATTATTCGGAGAATGAAGAAAAAATTCCCTGAGGCAAATGAGAAATCAATTAACCTTTGGTATAGAATGGCAAAAAGGAATATCAATGGTAAAACTAAGGGAGGGAAATAACGAACCGATACGACCCGATAGGTATTATATTTGGACTTGGAGACCAGATACCACCAACAAGTATATAACTGAAAAAAGTCTATATAGGAAACACTTAACTGGTATCCCATATTTCACTAGACATCACGTAAAAGTTACTTTAGTTTATCTTTATGGAGTTGATGTTCTTCAATATATCCATATAATATCTGGAAGGAAACTAATAAGGCATGGTATTAAAGAATTATCCGATATGAACGGTACCCGATATAAATGGGGATATACTAAATTTTGGTACAAGGGTAAATTTGTACAAGCGAAGAAATTCATAATACCAGATGAATATCATATTGATAAACACCGACGAAGAAGATTTATGGTTCAAATGCACCGAGTCTTTAAGTCTAAAGGAAAAAAGGCATTCGATGAAAGATACTCAATTAAACTCTATGGACAACGGCAGGGCATATCTACCGAGCATCTCCACGCTAAGAGATTACAGGTCCGTCTTGCTATCTTACAGGATTTACAACAAGCTTCCTCCAGAGGAAAGACATAGGTTCAATATATTTTCCTTGCAGTACCCTCCATTGGTAAGCTCATTAGCTTTATATTTGAGAAAGAAAATGAATATCCCAATACAGAAGGTACTATTTATCAAAGCACAAAGAGATATGATTGATATATTTGATGAGGCATCCCTTAAATTTATTGGGTATCTGCCAAAAGAAAGGTTTACCAAGAAGTCTCTTTTATTTCAAGGGTTTATATCATTAGAGAGTATTAAACTTAGAAGTTCTTATGCTTATATAATGACCAACAGGTTGATAGAAAATAAGATATGGGTATACCCAATTCGATTATCAGATAACTATAAAACAATGAAAAAGGGAAAATATCTATCCTATACCGAAGTATTTGGAAAGGTTGGTATTCCTGGAATAACCAAAATTAGATATAGCAATGAACGATAAACTATCAAAGGTGGGTTTAGTAACCCATGGGCCTATTAATCCTTTTATAGGTAAGATATTTAAAAAGGTAACTTATGATAAATACCATAAGGAGATTAAATCCGAAGTGGTAACTATAGAATCTCAAATAGAATTGAAAACAACTCTAGATGAGATTAAACAATTTAACAGTGATAATGAAAATCCCGGAAACGGTAATTATCAGAAACTTATAACAGAGTGATATATTTATTAATTTATTAACCAACTTAAACATTACGAAAATGGCTAAGAAGAAAAAAGAAGTGGAACTGAAAGAAGTTTCCAGAACAGAAATCAATGGTGCAATTATCATTAAGTATGAAGATGGGTCAGTAAAAATCATCCCGGCTCCCATTACCCTGACCGCTGAAGAAGCTGAAGACCTCTTTGGTTCTGAATCCGAGGAAAAGGAAGAAGAGGAAGAGGAAGAGGAAGAGGAAGAGGAAGAGGAAGAAGAGGAAGAAGAGGAAGAAGAGGAAGAGGAAGAAGAGGAAGAGGAAGAGGAAGAAGAGGAAGAGGAAGAAGAGGAAGAAGAGGAACTGACCGGTGAGGAACTTGCCGAAATGGACTTCGAAGAACTCGAAGATGTCTGCGATGACAAAGACCTCGAAACTGATCCAGATGATTATGACGAGGACGACATCGAAAAGCTCCGTAAAGCGATTGCTAAGGAACTTGGTCTCAAACTTCCGGCAAAGAAAGAAGCCAAGGGAAAGGGCAAAAAAGGAAAAAAGTAAGAGACTATGAGGGAAGGAAATATTACTGGGAAGGAGACGACCCAAGGGATGACCTTCCCTTTTAAAAACTATTTAGTAACATAACATTAAAAATTAAAAGAAATGGCAACAAAGAAAGCTGACACCAAGAAAAAAGGTGACGAAAAGAAAGACGCTGAAAAGGAAGCAAAACGTAAAGCTCGTCAAGAGGCTCTGAAAAACAGACCTGCTGAACAACGTCCTAACAGTAAGCAAATTGACATTATTGCAATCAACGACAAATCCAAGGTAATGAACTTTGGTTATGCCGTAAAGAACAAGGAGGGCTATCAGGGAGTAGTAGTTACTTCAGTTTTGGTTACTGAGGGTAAACCGGTATCTACTTCGGTTGCTTTCGTTCCGGGCAATCTTACTGTAAAATCAAAGAAGGGACATGGAGTTATTTGTTCTCCGAAAAACAAGAAGGACAAAAACGAAGAGTCCGAAACAGAAGATTAATTTTTGGCACATCCTAAAAAATCTATCTGCTAAATCAAGTTTAATCTCATAATACTCATAATAAAGAAAAGGTAAACAACCCTACACACTTAGGACGTTGTTCATCGTAAAGCTCATTGCCCGTGAGGGTAGTGGGCTTTAATTTTATTACCCATGGATAAAGAGAAATTAGCAATTCGAAAGAATATTCGAATACTTGCATTAGATAACTTAATAAATACTTATACTGATGCACTAGACGATAAAGAATTAAACCTGGGATCAGATGAAAGGGAACTTGCAATCAATATCATAAACGAGGCAAAGGAAATGCTATCAGAAGAAACCCAGGAGGTATCTAACTCAATAATTCAAAGACCCCAATGGAAGAAATAAGTATAAGAACTCTCTTATCAAGTCTTAAGATGACAGTTAATGATATACAGTTTACTCATTATCAAAAAAGAGTAGCATTCGAAAAGGGTAAGAAAGGAGATTGTCAAAGACACAAGTTAAGGATTGGTTATCTTCAAAGGAAGTTAAAAGGCCTAATGGATAAACTAAACCGAAAACTTAATGGTATTATAATCACTGTCACTTATCAGGTTGGGGATAAAACTTACGAACAAACTTTTACTAATCTTACTCAGCAAGAGGTAGTAGATATATTGCAAATAAGGGCTATTATGGAAAATGCAAGTGTAGAAATCCTAGAAATTAAAGAAATCCCAACCCAAATTAGGGAAGTATAACTATGGTATTATGTAAATCGGAAATTCAATTATTCACCAAATATAAAGAAAATGGCTAAGAAAGACAAGAAGAGCAAACCGGAATCTAAGACTCCGGAACTCACCAAGGCAAAGAAAGCTTTAGATGCTTACCTTAAAGAGAACAAGTTGGACCCGACTAAGGATTGGACCAAGGACAAGAAACATGGTAAGAAGGTTACAGAACTTGTAAATAAGCTCAACAAAGAACGGGACAAGGTAGCTGCTGCTTACCCAGAAGGTGACAAGGAGAATACCCAGAAATTGGTAAAACTCAGTAAAGAAAAAGGCAAGAAAGAGGAATCTGAAACCAAAGAGAAGAAGGAAAAGAAATCTGCCGGTAAAACTGCTACTAAATACGATTACCCTCTTATTGATGGTAGAGAAATGACTTCTGCCGAAAAGAAGAAATATCGTATGGAGCAAAGAAAGCTTGCCTCAGGTAAGGCTCCCAAGGAACCGAAGGAAACCAAAGAGAAAAAGGAGAAGAAGGTAAAAGAAAAACCAGCTTCGGAAAAGAAAGAAAAGAAGGCCAAAGATAAAAAGAAGAAAAAGGCCGTAAAAGAAGAGGATTAATCCCTTTTATATAAGTATTCGTTAATAATGAAAAAGGCCTGGCAATATTATTTTGTTCAGGCCTTTTTATTTACTCACAATTAGGTATATGGAACAAGAAGTATATAAACCAAAACTAAGAGTCACTACACTATCAGAGAATGGCACTCCCTTATCTGATAGGTTAGTAGATGCTTATACTGAGATGAACTCGGGTCCAAAGGTACAGCATAGGGGTCCCGTAAGAGTAGAAGTAACTCTCACAAATAAACAAGATATAGATAACTTTAAAGAATACTTAGATAGGCTAACTGGAGTATTACCCGCTAAGGCACCAACTGCTGGTAGAGGAAGACCTGCAGGGACTACAATTAAAAATCTTGAATCACCAAGGGAGGATATTCTTGCAGATGTAGAGAAAATGGTTGAAGAAGGTAAAAGCCAACAAGAGATTATCAAATACCTAAGAGAACTGGGTTTTGTATTTATTCTTACGGAGGACTTTCTTTATCACTTTCCCGGATTTGAGTTCGATAAAAAGGATGTTGGAGAAGCAACCGATAATAAGCAATATCCAAATTCATTCTCCTGGATGGCAAGATGTATCAAACGGGCCAAAGACCCCAAAGCAGATAAATTCGATCCAATGGTTATCTTCGGGTTTAGCATCCTTGGTGGACCATCGAAGAAAATTGTTCCGTATCTTTATAAAGAAAGGAAGAAACCATTAAGGGCTCAAGTTGGTAAGAATGTCATCTCTTTCTCTCAGGCAGAATTCACTAAACTTCCTAAATATATGAGAGAAGACGAACGTATTAAGTTTTCTACAGAACAAAGGCAATTACTTCTCAACCCAGAAAAGAAGCCTTCCAAATTCTTTATGAGATGGGTAGATGATGCGGTATTCCCAGATTCTATCAAGGAAAATATAGAGGAAATCAAGAGCCGCTAACACTTACCTCCGTATTTATAAAAAGAATATATTATATAAAATAATTTTAGTATATTTGCATAAAGAAAAATTTAACTATGGACAAAGAAACAAAAGACATTGTAAAGCTCATTGCTGGTATTCAAATCGAATCTCTCAACTCAATCAAGGAGGATGTCAAAAAGGGCAATAACATTGCCCAAGACCTAATCAAAAAATTCCTTCAGATTGAAGATGACGAGATTATATGGGCATTAGATGAACATCTTGAATTATACGTAGAGATTGAGAATACTCCTCAGTTGATTAATATGTTAAGTGAATACCAAATGCTGGTATGCTCCCATATATTATTCAGGATGGAGGATGAATGGGTACATAACAATTCTCAAGGAGTACTTGGTACTTGGGCAATATTCCAAAAGGCCAATCTCAAATTTCACCCAGAACTAACACTTTTAAAATTTTAAATATATAGACATGGAAAAGAACGAATACTTAGAATCAGTAAAAATGAACACGGGAGTTGAAATGATTCCTTGCGAATCCTCTAATATTGAGGGATATGGGTATGACTCAAAGAAACAACAACTTTGGGTTGCTTTTAAGGGAAATAGAGTATATCGATATGATAAGGTACCTTACGAGGTTTGCAATGAATTACACCAAGCAGAATCAAAAGGTAAATACTTGGCAAAGAATATCAAAGATAAGTTTAAAACTACTGGGTATGAACTCCGGAACTAAAATAACTAAGGGTTTATTAATTGCCATAGGAGCAATGCTACTTTACTTAGGGAGTAAGAATAATGCCCCCATAGAGGAAGTGAGCATTGCTCCTTCTCGTTTAGAAAGTCCCTTGACCAGGTTACATTATCTTTCAGATAGCCTGGGAATTAAACCAAGGGAAGAGAAAAAGAAGCAATGGTATAAATATAGGGTAGAAATAGAAACGATTCCAGAAAATCAAATCTATAAGATTGAGAAATCTGGATACCAGCAATATGAAGTTTCTAGATTGGGTGAAACTTATTCTTATGTAACCTACGAATTTATCTCAGACAAGGTAATGACTACTCAAGAAGCTTATGACTTCGTAAATAAACATCCTGAAAGATGTACAAGGGTACCCAATACATCACAAGATAACCTCTACGATAAATATAATGAGGATTACGAAGATTACTTAAATGACCCAGAGGACGAAATTAACTATCCTCCAGAAATCTTCGACTTCCTAGCCGATTAACCTGGGCAAATAGAAAAATAATATAGAAATATTTTTGTATTAAATATATTATTCTTATATTTGCACATAGATAAAAGAAATAAACTTTATTTTATT